GTCCACCACCAGAGCCGTCGCTCTCCCACGCCCAGCCAGCACCCAACGTCATGTCGCCTTCATCGGCATCAAACGTGTCGGAGAACAGGTTTTCGATCAGGAAGAAGTGCTCCGCGAATTCTTTCCACACCGTGAACCATTTGACCAGTTTTGCGGTGAATCCATCCTCGCTATCAGCTACGGCGATTTCATCAGCCCTGACAATGGTGGTCTTTTCAGGGAGGGCATGGATGTCGAACGTGCCACCTGTAGGATCCTCTGCTATCCACTCTTCTGCATAGGCGTCATAGGTGAGGACTTGTCCATCTGTTGGTGCAGGAGTATTGACATCTGAAAGGTCGTCCAGGGCATGGTCATGCAAGATGGACGAGAAATCTTCCGGATTGAAATCCGTTGGCATGGGCACAATGATGTCGCTATTCTTGAGAGCTGTCTGTCCGGCATATAGGAGGACATGCGCGCGGGTGTACTTGCCTGCCACAGGGACAGGCATGTTGGCGGGTGTGGCGATGCTGGGACTTGCGAATTCTGTCCCTTTATGGACGGACAAGACTCCACTGGTGTTGCTCTCGATGGAGACGTACTTTGCGCCCGTCGCCGGTTGATAAGAAGCCAGATTGATCGCCTGGGTGGAGATCATCTTGTTTCCCAGCGTCGTCAATCGGATGTCTCCATATACCCGGACATAGAAAGGTCCCTTGGCAGGCAGGATCAGCACCGTGAGCTGCAAGATCTGCTTCCGGTGGATCGGCACCATGTCCTCCGCATCGAACATGTGCTGCTGGAAATGGTAGGGGATCGCACCTCCACCAGCAGGCGCATCGAACTGATCCCTGGTGAAGATCACCTGCCAAACGTTCGGCAAGTCCCTGGATCGCCCGACCACGACGGCCAGGTTCGGACGGTTGGGGGCAACGCTGTTGATGGCCGTCTCCACCTTCTTGTTCCGGAAACGCACGTAAGAGAGCCCGTTGCCTGCATCCACGTTGCCGCTCTCGTCCCCAAGCCAGGCAGGCTGCTTGTCGAGCCACTCGCCAGTGCGCTTCTGCATGGACTTGCGGAAGAGGTTCTTGATCTCCCTGATCTTCTTATTGAATGAGTTCTGCATCTAATACTCCACTACATACACGGCAGTGATGTCCGGCGCGATGGGGGTAATGCCGGGACTGTAATTGCCTTCTTTGTTCAACCAGCTTTCCCCACCGTCTGGACTGTACCGGATGATGCCCCTGGCGGCAATCCACCGGGAGCCTTCCTCGTTGGTCCCCGCATAAGCATAGGCGTAGTTGTCGCCGAACGGCAGGTTGGGGATCCCCACGATGGTCGCGAAGCCGTCCGTGGTGCGGCCGCGCTTGCCGGTGTCCCAGGTGGTCATTCCCAACATTCCGGTGGGATCCACAGCAGTCCGGGCGCGCAGGTTGAAGTCATAGTTTATGAGGCTCCCGATGATAGTGGAGAAGTCGCCAGCCACAGCGCCATTCTGGGTGATCCTGATCATCCCCTTGTCCACGTTTTGCATCCACATGTAGATATCGTCTGTGCCCAGCGGGATGTGGCGGGTGTCCCGGTCAAGCCCGATCAAAGTGCCACCCAGGTTTACGGTTCGGAGTATCGATGCACAGCCCGCATCCAGGGCAATAAATTGTGGCGTTCCATTGGTTTTACCAACTGTCAGCCTCCACTCCCCACCACCAAATGAAAGGTCGCCATATGTCCCGATGGCGATCGTGCTGATCGCGCTCAGGTCAACCGTACACTCGCTGAAGGTCATACCCGTGCCCAGGAAGAGCTTCCAGCCGTTGGCAGTGGAGTTGTTGCTGATGCAGAGCAGGTAGCCGATCTGTCCACTGAGCGGATCGTTCCCCAGCGCCCCAACGCCATAGATCACCGGAGAGATGCCCGGAAAATGCGCGGCGATGGATGTCACATCCTCGATGACGGTGAATGTGGATCCAATGCTGGGGGCATAGGCAATGTACGGCACCCTGCCGAAATCATTACTCGACAGACAAGCCACATAGATTCCTCCCGTGAGGCGATCCAGGAGCACGTGCGTGATCTGCTGGTATTGTGTTTGCGTGAGGCCTGCGTTGACTGTCTCCCAGTTCACTTTGGAGCCTTCCTCGTGGAAATTCTCCGTGTAGACCAGACCGTACGTCTCGTCATGTACCAGGACTTTGGGTGGACCGCCATCCTCCGTGGGCTCTTCCGGAATGATGATGGGCGGTGGAGGAGGCGGTGGAGGAGGTGGTGGAGGTGGAGGTTCGACGGTTGGATCCTCCTCTCCAGGGATGAGGGCCGTGATGGCGATGTCCGGGAATGTCTCTGCTTCAAAGACCACCTCGGTGTGAAACTGTCCGGTGTTTGGATCCGGGACAAGCGCGACTTCCTTGGGGACCAGGTTGATGTCGTAGGCCACTCCACGTGGCGTGTCCTCAGCCGCCATTGCGATCGCGCAGAACTGTTGCGGGAAGCAGTCAATCATGCGGTTGTTCCCAATGAACTTCGCGGGGATGTCCGGGAGTTCGTTGTTCAGCCAACCGCGATACAGGCCCGCCAGCGTGTTTGACTGGGCCTGGCTCGCCGAAAGGAGATGGTCAACAATCTCCGGGGAGCCGTAAGGGGGATAGGTGTTGCCCGGAGAGATGGAGAAGTAGGGCGTGCCCTTCTTGCTCTCGTTGACCGCCACCCCACTGAGATCCACGAACGCATTAGGCTGAACAGTGACACGGCTGAACTCCACTTCCTCGGCCAGGTCTTCCTTCGTGATCGTCATGACGGTCGCCCAGGTGCGACTGGCTGGCGGAACCAGCTGCGGATGGATGCGGATGAACAATCGGTTGAACCTGTCCACGCCACTGATCGCCAGGATCTGCAGCCAGCCGATCTCACGCAGCTGCTCCCAAAGGTTCGAGGCCAGGGAATGGACCTCCGGAGAGTAGCGCGTGTCGCCAGTCAGGGACACGTCCATCACGCGCGTGGCGGTAGTGCGCCAGTGCAGGAAGTGGTACAGGCCCTTGTCCACGGTGAGGTTCTTCATCTGTGTCCACTTTGAGGATGCGCCCGTGATGAACTGGACACCATCCGGATAGGAGGGGATCTTCCCAAACCAGTAGTGGGCCGTGTAGGCCGTAAAGCTCACGCTGCCCTGCATCGGGTTCCAGTTGATCTCCTCCTCGCCACCAATCCAACCTGTGACGACGACGTTCTCGCAGCCAGCCAGTTGTCCAATGGACTGCTGCGTGACGCCGTAGTACTCCTCCCCGAACACGATGACCAGGGCTCGCTCGCGCACCGTGGCGATGTCCACGTTTTCCGAGAGGCGAAGGCTGAATTGCCAGCCACCCGTCTCCAGGTCTTGCTTGGGGGCGTTCGGGAACTCTGCGGAAGGCGGAGGAGATGCCTCGCTCCACACGTACACCCAGCGGATCTCCCACCAGGTCTTCCCAGTGGCGGCCGTGAGCGTGAAGTAGACGGGATGCCAGCCCGTCACGTTGAACGTTGTTGTGGGAGTGGAAGTCGTCAACCCACTGGTTCCACTGGCGCTGGGGGCGCTGGTGGAGTAACTGGAGATCGTGGAGTCATGGACATACGAAGCGCCAAGATTCCATTGCGTGGAAACACTTGCTGCTGTGAGTTTCAGGACGCGATTGCCACCGGCAATCACAACAGGATCAAAGTTTGTATGCTGATCGGAGTAGGCGATGGTCCCGTCCATGTAGGCGACCTCGTCCACGATGCGGACGTGCCGAGCCCACAATCCCCAGTCCCGCAGGATGGTCAGATAGAGGCCATTGGCCCAGCCGATGTGGGAGGTCTCCCCGATGTACACCTTGGCGGCGTCGATGGACTTCACCCGGCAGATGCCAACGTCGTGCGCGCCAGCCGACGAGCCGACCAGCATGGTCATGTCGGCCAGCACGTCCGCCAGGGTTCCAGATCCCGTGTCGTACGTGACCTCTATGATCTTGTCCGTCGTGGAGAACGTCTGGTTCACCCTGGCGGTGTACACTGTGGTCGGCGCCAGGATGGCGGCAAAGTATTTTCCCCAGTGCCCTTCTGTGCGGAACAGTGCAAGCTCTGCAGAGGTGGCGGCCCTCGCCTCAATGGACATGTTAGGGTTCTTCCCCGGCTTCCACCATCATCGTGAATGTGATCGTGAAGTCCTGGACGATCCCGGCCTCCACGGCAGTGGGATGCCCTCGGGCGGGCTTCACAGGCCAATGAGAGATGACAAGATAATTCGAGAATATCTTGCCACTGTTATTCAATGTACGAATGTACAGCTTGGTGGAGTGGGCCGTCTTGTAGGCAACGAGGGCTGCATACTGCTCGTCCCGCAATCCGTTGACGTGCCAGGCAGCCTGGAGCCAGCCCATCTCCTTCTGCAGTCCGTCCATGTTGATGACGAGCGTGGAGCGATGGACAGGATCCACCGTGAAGGAGCCCTCCATGATTGCAGAGGAATACACCCCTTCTCCAAGGCTGGACAAGGCCACCATGCCTGCCAACCCTCCAGCAAACGTTCCGATCATGAGCTCATTCGGCAAGGGCATCGTTCACTCCAATGCAATAGAAAGGGCATCTAACGTGTCGTCAATCATGCGCTGACGGTCTGCATCGCTGACTCGGCTCTCAATCCTGCGGGAGTCGTTGTAGGTCACGTTGTTGCGGGAACCCCCGTTCACGGCGGAGAGCATGGCAATCATCTTGCTGCGGGAGATGCGGCCTCCCATCACCCGCTCCGCCAATTCCGTGACGTCTCCACCCAGGACGTACTCGGTCTTCCCACGCCCTCCACCCATGGCGTCCCCGAGCAGGTAGGTTCCGTAGGTGGCGTACCCACCGCTGGCCTTGGGTGGTGGAGCCGCCAGCAGGGTTCCCATCCCGGCCTTGTACCGCAGCAGGAAGGCATCCAGCTCTGCGATCATCTCGTCCTGGCGCTGCTTGCGGAGAGCCTTCTCGCCAAGCAGGTTTGCGTCCAGGTCTTGCAGTTGCGCGATGAAGTAGTCGTAGCGGCGCTTGCGCTCCTCCTTGAGCTGGTCATCGAGCTCCTTGACGCGCTGGGCAGCATTGGCGCGGATCTCTGCGATCTCGGCCTGGTGCTGTGCAGTCAACTCGCGCAGCTGCTCCGCAGCATTATTACGGATCTCCTCCAGGCGAGTCTGGAACTCCGCGTAGCGCTGAGCCTTCTCCTGGGCGTAGTTCTCCGCGAGGTCTTGCAGTCGCAGGGCCAGGTCTTCCCTGCGTTGGCGTATCTCCTGATTGGCTTGCCGGATCTCTTCTGAACGGGCCCTCTCGTAGCTCTGCTGCTCCTTGAGGATGCCGAGGGCATCCCTGGAGGCGACCAGCTCTTCGATCCTATCCTCGTGGTCCAACCGCAACTTGCGCAAGTTCTCCTGGAGCTGCTCCTCGATGCGCTGGATCTCGATCCCGCTGTCCCGGATGATCCGGGCGCGCTCCTGCGCATATTGCTGCTCGGCCTGGATGCTCTGCTGCTCATAGGAGGCAGTGGCATCTGCGATGGACTTTCCCATCTGCGAGCGGATGCGGGCCGCGTTCCTCGCGAACTCCTCGTTGGACTTGGCTTCCGCTCGCAGGGCGTCGCTGATGACCTTGCTGCGTTCGGCATAGTGCTTCTGGATGATGGCCAGGTCGTCTCGCTTGTAGTCCTCGTAGGCTTTCAGGACAGCTTCAAAGTTCGCAGAGCCGCGCACGCCACTGAGCTTCTCAGCGGCCTTGCCGAGCTCGTCTGCACCCAGCAGGAGCTCCTGGAAGAACTTGTCGACCTTCTGGAGGTTCTTGTTCCCGGCCTCGCCCAGGTGGCGCAGGGCCTTGCCTCCCAGCAGGTCGGGGATGGACTTCCCGATGTTCCCAAGGAACGTGAACCACTTCTGTTCTATAGCCTCGATAGCTCGCACGCCACCATAGAACAGGGTCTCCCGCATCGTCATGTCCTTGGAGTTCGGATCGATCAGCTTGGCGATGGCGTTCCCGAGGGTCAGTCCCAGCTCTGCCCCGATGATCACGGAGGTTGCCACCAGCGTGACCTTGGCCAGCGTCCCGAGGGCGTTCCCAATGCCAGGAACCTTCTGCGTGGAGGAAGGCACAGAAGTCGGGATCGCTTGATCGGGCGTGATGGCTCCGGCTCGCAGGCGAGCCGCCACCAGCTGCTCTCGCGCCGCCGCGAACTGGAGCTTGCCCGCCTCCAGTTGCAACGGGATGGAGCTGAGGTACAGCTGGTCGGCATACAGCTTGATGCCCTTGCTGACAGCCAACCCCACCGCACCCAGCCCTGCTGCAATCAGTCCAGCGTTCAGAGCTGCCTGGATGATCTCCGGATGCTTCTCTATGAAGGAGGCGGCCTTGGCGGCTGTGTCAGCGGCTTTTTGCAAAAGTGGCAAAGCCACCTGCGCGAATACGGCTCCGGTCTTTTCCCCGCTCTCCTTGAGACTGTCCTGCGCCTTCTTCCAGGCTGCCGTGACCGTGGTGGCCTCCTTGGCGGAGTTCACGTACTTGGCCGCAAATCCAAAGATGCCGCCAACAATGCCGGTGCCGATCGCCAGGCTCACCTGCGAGATGCTCGCCAGTTGCTGGGATTGGTTGCGGAGAATCTGCGCATTCTCGCGGATGTCGGCCGCCTGCTTCCGCAGCAGGGAGGCCTCCCTCGTAAGAAGCCTGGACTTGATCGAGGAAGCCTGGATGGCCCCTTTCAGGTCTTCCCGGCGAGCCTCCTCTAGTTCCTGCAATCCCTTGATCTGCTTCTCGATGGCTTCGATCTCGATGTAGTCTGCTTCTGTGAGATTTCCGCTGGCCAGACCTGCCGCGAGCTCGTCAGAGATCTCCTGGCCAGCCTTCTTGGCGCCCTCCTTGATCCGCTCGATGTTGATGTCCCCAAGATTGATTGCCTTGAGTGCATCCACGGAAGTCCTGCTGAACTTCTGCAGATCCCCCAGGGTGGCCTTGAGTCCCGATCGCAAGTCAACAGTCTTTTCCCCAACTCGCTGGAACGTCTTGTCATATGCCTTGACGAACAGGTCGAAGTCGGCAGAGAGCTCGTCTCCCGGAAACGAGATGCCACCCAGTGCCTGTGCGCTGCTCTTGCCGATCTTCTCCACCTGAGTCTCCATCTTCTTGAGATTCTCGGTGGTGTTCTTGATGTCCGTGTCTGCTGCCGAGGTTTCGGATACGAAGTTCAAAAGGGTAGTATAGGTGTCATCTGCCACGCTGTTTCTCCTTTATTTCCTTCTCAAGTTTCCTCAAGTTTCTGCGATTCCATGCGGCCATAGAAGTCGTCCAGCTCAAAGAAGGTGTCCAGCATGGAACGCGGCAGGGCTCCCTGCCAGTCCGTCGCCAGCACGAAGGCTTCCACGCGCTTCCCGGACATCCTCCAGAGCAGCCAGTAGTCCCACCAGTGGACAATGTTCTCCCTGGAAGACCTCAGGGAGGAGGGCAGGGCGTTCCCCGAATCCTTGAAGAACGGCGAAAGACGGCTGACGAGCCATCCTACCGTTTCCTCACTTTTTTTTTCTTCGATTGAGCAGTCTCCTCCTGCTGCTTCTCGGTGATCACGAACCAGTCAGGGTTCAGCCTGCGGGAGGCTTCCAGCCACTTCTGGATCTCACCTCGTGGCCAGTTGCGGACCTCCCTGCCGTCCGGGATGTTGCTGGAGCCATTACAGCTGGCTGCCAGCTTGGGGTAGAACATGGAATAGAAGACCTGCCCTGCTGGGTCACCTTCCAGCGGGTTCTTTGTTGCATAGTCTTCTATCTCGATCAGCTTGAGCACGAAGGAAGGCACGCCGTGACTTTGCCAGACCGTGACACTGCTGCCGTCCCGGAACTCCACTTCCTCATGCTCGGTTGCCTTGGGGCAAGGAGAGCCAATGATGTCCTCGTTCAGCTCCCACACCGTGAAGTACCAGTTGTCCAGATGGAGCCTGGACAACGCAAAGGCTTCCTGGGGAGTGGGCGTGTTCCCCTCCACCACACAGGAAGCCATCAGTGAGTAATAGTTCCTACAGAAGTACTTGAAGGTCTCGCTGCTGGCAGGATCTGCCAGCAGGGGTTCCAGCTCCTTCTCGTTCTCGGTGAACCGAAAGGAGTAATCCCAGCCAGCCTCACAGACAACGATCCTCTCCGTTTCACCGAGAACGACTTCTTTCCGCCGCAGTTGCATAGCCATGATCAATACTCATATTTCGCAACGATGATGTCGTCCGCAGTTGGTGCGGAGACGAAGTCGACGTGGTCAACGTAGCGGAAGATGTCAACACCTTCCTCGTACTCGGTGCCGTCATTCCAGTTCCACACGGAGATCTTCGCCACGTCAATGGCGGGCTTGGCGGCCGGGAAGCTGAAGTTCTCGTCGTAGCCATTGGCTTTCCAGGCCACGATCTTGGGAACACCCACCGTGACCATCTCCAGGTAGCCGTTCTCTGTGAAGCCGTGCCGGAGGACTGTATAGGACTCTCCCCAGATCTCCTTCTTTGTGTTGCTGATGGTGACCGTGTAGCGGACCTCCAGGGCATTCTCGTTGAACGGGCTGCTGATCGGGATGCACTTACCCTTGGGGATCACATAGCTCAAATAACGTGTGAGACCATTCTCGTCATGGCCTTTCTGGATCAGTAACAGGGCCACGTCCGGCTCTGAGCCTTGCAGGTTAGTCAGGCGACCAATCGCCTTGGCTTCTGCAATCTCGTACACCTTGACGCCACTGAGGGCCGCTACGACATCCAACTGCGAATAGCCCACCCGAAGCTCGGCTCGGGAGGCCTCTCGGGGAGCCCGATAGATCGTGTCCCGCAGCCGACCATTGCCAACGTTGACCAGGTAGCTGCCTTCCGCAGGCGTGAGGTCGAACGTCCGAGCACCGTCCACTTCCAGGCCCTCGTAGACTGAGTCGTCCGGTGGTTGAAGTGCTCCACTGGAATCCAGCGGGAACACCGTGGAGAGGTAAACATCCCCTCCCCAGAATTGAGTTGATGGAGCTGCCATAGTTTCTCCTTCTATAGATTGAATACTGTTTTATCAAAACGAACTTGTTGTCTGATGACAACGTTGCAGGTCTGTATGATGAAATTGGGCTTGGCTTCCTGCGGAGTGTTCGCAAAGCGGAAGTACTGCGCAATCTCATTGGAGCTGAGCGTCACTCTGGAGATGGCGTGCTCGCCACCCAGGTGCTGATCCGCATGGAGCAGGAAGAACAGCGCCCCACGGAACTTGCGGAACTTGCCCCAGGATTCCTTGTAGGTCTTGTACCGCACGTACAGATCCATAGTCACATTCCAGTCGATGTCCATGATCTTCTGCGTGAGCTTGTTGTCCGCAATGGGGAAGGCTCCCGGCCGATAGATGATCCAGTAGTCCGCGCCATCGCTGAGGACAGTGTCGTCGTCCGACACCTGCTCGTCCTTCTTGAAGAAGGCAGGCTTGAGGGCCCGTATGCGGGTCGCCAGGGCATCCTCGCACTGCTGATAGAAATCCCAGACTTCAGCCATTAGTGGCCTTCGGAACCTTCTTGAGGGATTCCTTGATCTTCTTGGGGAGCTGGGAAACAACTGCGTCATAAACGATGCGAAAGATCAAGTGTCTCCCAACATGGATATTGGATTGCCTCTTGTTGCGCATGGTACCGTACAGATACTTGGATCCCCGCACGGCATTGTAGGTCTTGGCACCATTGGAGGTCCGCTCGACTTTCCAACCGCGTTCGTGTGCATGCGTGCTTTTGTACGGCAGGAAGCCCTGCTTCCGAAGGATCATGATGATGACCTTGATCTTCTGCTTGACGGAGTCCCAATTGACCGGATACTTGATCCTCTTGCCGGGTCGCGCCATCCTGCGAGCAATCTCCGTGGCGGCCTCCAGAGCCCTGTGATTTCCAATCTTGGGCAGGGCTGCCCGCAGGTTCTCCAGGCCCTTGCGGACCAGCTTGGCGTTGCTCTTGACCTGGATGCTGGCGGTGATCTTTGCCATGTTCAGCCTATCACCCGGAAGTAGGCCGTCTTGCGAATGGAGGACTTGACAATCTGCTGCACACCGTCCGCCAGGAGGCCGTCCGAGTTCATCTGGATCCAATTATTCATGTCTTTCTGGATGGCCGCCATGGGGGTGATGCCGCGCTCCACGGCCTTCTCCGTGAAGAACCTCCCGGAGCTGTTCTTGAAATTGCATAGGTCCGCCACAAGGTTGACCACGTACTTGGAGATGGCCTTGTAGGCGTTGGGGGTGTCCACTGAATCCACGGAGGAAGGCACAAAGAAGTGGGAACCCAACGCGATGTTGAACTCCGCCGAGACCTGATCCAACCAATCGTTGACTTCAGACAAAGTGGGATTGGAAGGAGTGCCTGTTCCGGGATACTCCGGATTGTCGTCCTCCCAAATCCCGTCATTTGTCCACGTGGAAGCCATTGTCGCCACCTGTTCCTGCGTGCCGTACGGCATGGATTAATCTCCTCCAGACTTGGACTTGGGCCGGGAAGCCTTCCGCGCGGAAGGTTCCTCAGGTTCGAGTGGGGATGCTCCTTCCGTGGAACCATCCCCACCCTCGTCAGTATCCTCACTGCCAGGAGGAGGAGCAGGAGGGACAACGTTCTGGACAATCTCCGCCAACTCGAGTTTATCCATCACATGTTTGGCGGTCTCGTCATCCAGCTCCACGATAGAGCCAGGCCCGTACTGACTGTAGGCTCCATACGTGTAACCTTCTCGGACGCGATACTTATGAACAGCCATTGCATGCCTCCACTAACAGTTCGTTGCAACGGCCACGCCGCAGGCATTATTAGCGTCGAACTTGATTCGGGGCACGGCTGCCATCAGGACGCGGAACTCGTTCATGAGCCCACCGAACTCCTGCCAGCTGAGCGGAGTCACGTCCTGGCCAATCGCCAGGTCCACTACTTCCGCAGTGAGTTGCACCATGACCGTGAGTCCGTCCGCCAGGCGCGAAGCCCGCTTGATGAACTTCAGGTCAGGGATCGTGCGGATGATGACGCTGAGCTGGGTCTCCGTCAGGTTTGCACCAGTCAGAGCCAACAGCTGGGAGTATTGCGTCGGGGAGACATACACGCCGAATGGACCTGTGAAACCCCTCGCGATGAGGGCTGCAATCATGCCGGTGATGGTCTTGTGCCCGTTGCCGTCCGTGCCAAAGTCACCACCACCATAATTGGCAGCCGTGTCCGTGAGACGGTTGGGTGCATTGGTCAGCCCGTACACCTTGAAGCTCTGCATCTGGATGGTGTGCCCGTTGAAGTACATGTCCTCGAGGGCTTCCCGAACCTTCAGGGTCGCTACACGCGCCTGCGTGACGTCCAGGCTTTCGCCAACCTTGCGGGAGGCTTCCAGGGTGCGCATGTCCAGGCTGAAGGGCTTCGAGATGATCGGGACAGGCACGCTCTGGGGAGTGAACGCCACACGATCATTCTCGCCCTTGCGGGGAGTGATGTTCATGCTGACGTCCGCGGAGGTCATGTCCGAGAGCTGCTCATAGGTGGCGATGGAGGTGCCGATGCCGCCCAGCGGGCGCGTGAGGCCAGCAGCAATCAAGTCCTGGATGCCGATCAAGGGCTGCCGCATGACGTCCAGGACAGCCGCGTCGATCGTCTCCCATTCGTACTTGCGGAGCAGGGCATTCTGATAAACTACCTTCTCCTTCCAGACAGGGACGAGCTTCGTGGAGCCGTCCGCGTTCTGGACAATCCGGTGGCCATTACTGACCACGACAACGTTCTCACCCCGAGAGTTTCTGTACGGCCGCATGCGATAGGGATCCAGGATGTCCTCGCCAGGCCGCATGTACCCGTTCTGAAAGATCACAGCGTTAGTATCCATTAGAGTATCTCCACGCGGATACGGACACCGTCGTACCCAGCACTATTGTCCACGGCTTCGGTGGCATGACCAATCGCAGTGCTCCCGACGCGCAGGTGTCCATTGCCGGAGCTCTCCAGGAGGTCGTTGATGGCAACGTTCTCGCCAGCTTCCAGCATCATGTAGAGCAGGTCACCAGGAAGGGCATAATGGACAGGCACAGCCTCGTCGGCCACGTCAAAAGCTGTCTCAATGTCCGCACCAGAGCGGATTGGCATCTCCACGGCCACCAGGATGGGTGTCGGGATGGCTCCAGCCGCATCGTGCGGGATCACCTTGCGGTCGGCATTGAGCTCCACCAGCATCCCTGGCGTGACTGGGAAGCTAGCACTCTCCAGCGGGAAGTCCTTCTCGTGCTGGTTGCGAACGTTCAGCAGGACTGTCCGGGCAGTTTCATTGCGAACTTCAGACATTGCGGGCCTCCTCTGCTTGCGGCGCTAACAGCGCCGGACGAATGACCAACGGCTGCTCGGCATTCTGGGAGACTGCAACCCCACCCAATCCGGCATAGTTGACATTCATCTGTGCATTGAGCTTGACCAGGATAGGATTCGTCATGGCTTCCAGCTCAGCATCCGTGTAGATGTTGGCACTGTTGGCCTTGATCTGCGCGACCAGGGAATCCTTCTCTGACTTCTGTTGAGCTTGGGCATTGCGCACCAGCTCGGCTGCGGCAGGAACTGTGTTGAGGGCTGTGTCCAGGGTGCCGTCGGAAATCGCTTCCACGAGTTTCCCGTTCTTGGCGAGCACCTGGGCAAGACCTTTCAGCGCCAACAGTTCCTCTTCGCTGATCATGGTGGGGTCGTCGATGGAGTTGGCCTTCACTTTCTTCTTGGCCTCTTCCTCCTCTTCCTCTTCCTTCTCCTTCCCTTCAGCTTCTTCGATCTCGAAGACCTCTTCCTCGTCGTCATCTGCATTCATCTTCACTTTCCACCCTTTGCCTTGCAGATAACCGACCAATCCGTTCAGACTTAGCTTCATGTTTTACTCCTTTATCAGTAAGTCTTAGATAACATGCCATTCGGCATGAACATCACTTGAATCTTCCTGTTAGACGATACTTCTTTTGCCGGATATGTCTCCTACGATCCATTTCCTCTTTGATTGCCTTTATAGAACTGGTACTTCCTGCAACCCGAGCTTTTCTGAACTGTTCCCTCAAGCCAACGTCAGTGAAATGTTCATAGTCACTCCGTTTGCTTTCTGGAAATTTATGATAGATCGTCTTTTCATCATCGTCATCTTTGGGCCCTGTTCCACCACTCTTAGGAAGGCTTCCACCAACCTTACCTGGACGGCCCCTGTGATCTTCAAATGCGTTCGAGAATAACTGACGTAGAGAATATTTCATTTTAGGTATCCTTGATCCTGCTCGTGGAGCCACTTCCGGTAGACTGCCTCCGGATCCAGCTCCATCAGGTGGGCATTCACCACGCGAACAGGGATCTGCTCGATCCCCAGCTCGTCCGCCAGGTGAACCCTGTGGTTTCCGTCCAGGATCTTGTATGTCCCGTTGCACATCACCCAGACGGGCTTCGTGATGCCCTTCTCGAGGACAATCTTGCGCGTCCTCTCTATTTCTTCCTTCGTGCGGGAGCCCTTGTTCAGGGCGTATCCGATCAGCATGGCGGTGGGCAGGTGGTTCGACTTGTACTCCGGGTAGCCCGCATTGTTCTGCTTCACCCACTCGTCTTTGTCGTTCTTTGACCAACCCGCCTTCTTGCAGGCAGCCCAGGCGATCTTAGCGGCAGACTCTTCACCCTTGTCCTTGTTGGCTTCGTAGACCTTCTCCCAAAGGGCTTTCCCTTCTTCTGGGAGGTTTCCTGTGACGTTGTGCCGCATGCACTGACAATCTCCATTATGTTGCATGTTCCGGTTGACGCCACAGCCGTCCTGGATGGAGCAGGCACCGATCTGGCTGTCGGGGAAGATAGCGATGTGGTCGCGCTTGGGGTTGCGGTGGACAGTCTGGTAGCTCTTACCGTTGAATACACCTGGAGTATATTGCTCGTCTGCCCAGTAAGCCGTGGAGGTCTCCAGCATCTGCCCGTTCTTGATGGAGCCCAGGATGACCTGGCCCTCCGGCCAACGCATAGCCTCGGCTTCGTCGATCCAGTAGTCAGCCAGCATACGCTTGTTGGAGTCATCCCAGGAGGTGTTGGTCAGGTGTCCAATGATGGGAACATCCGGGTGCTCCACCTGCACACTCCCGTTGTTCTTCCGGGCATGCCGGATGGAGATAGGGGTACCGTCCCAGTCTTCCGGATGGATCTCAGAAGCTGGCAGGAGGTAGGTATTCATTACCTGCTCACGGACAGGCACGCCAGGGACAACAAGATAGCTCTTGCCGTCCTTAGAGATGGATTTTGCCTGGTTCGTGAAAAGGGTTCGGGCATCCTCGGTTTGCTGATTGGTGAATGCTCCCCTGGTGGATATCTTGCGAGGGCCTTGTTTCTTCCTGTTGATTTTTACTGTCAGAGTGGTCATAGGCCGTAAACGCGAAGAGAGCGAGTTCCTTATAAAAAGTTCTCGCTCTCTAGGAGTCTACAGACAAGGTCGGATTTGCGTGAAAGTTTACTACAGAAATCAGGTTCTTGTAAAGCGTCTCCAGGAATACTACTTCTTTCTTTTCACTGAAAAGACGTTCCTGGAAGCAACAAAGTAAAGCATTTCATTCTTCTCGTCAAAGATGACAACATCTCCACTGGAACCACCCGGATGGTTCTTGTGGTTATTCACAAAGCCAATAATCTCTCCGCGAACAGTCTTACCAGAGCCCTGTCCGAAACCTGAAGCAGGAGAGTAGTTCCCATAAGCCTGTATTCCTACCCTCAGGCTCCTACGAGCGGAGTCTCGATCAGGTGTGGAGGTAATTGGCGAATAATCTGGGCGTTGAAGAGGTAGATCATACTTTTCAAATTTAGCTGGAGGAGACCAGCCAAGATGGTTCGGCTTCCTAACTTTTTTTGAACTTCCGGGAGTACTACCAGACTCTGGTACACTGCCACCAACCTCTCCAGGTCTCCCTTCATGGCCTTCGAAGCCACTACCAGGGCCACCTTGCCGGAACAACTTCCTAAGGCTGATTCCCATTACTACCTTTCCTTTCTTGGACTGTGACAATGTCAATCTTGGTGCCGTCCGCATACAGCTCCACGACCTGGTACTTGGCGCGGATCTCGTCCAGGCGGATCAACTCGTACACCCATCCACCCTTACGGAACTCAATCTCATTCGTGTAAGGGTTATAGCGGAATAAAAGGTGCCCAGCACTGTTGCGGATCTCAAGCCAGGGGTTATCCGTCATTTCCTTTTCCTGATTATAACGGGAGCGTAATACTTTCTCTGAGAAGAGAACAGATTCTTGACTATCCTTGAAACCTTGCCATCTTTCATGAAGATAACTCTCTCTTCCTCATCGTTCTCGTAAAGTGTTATCTTAGAAATCCATACAGGAGGAATGTCCCTTTCTATCCTGTAGTTGTTCTCAATGCCAAAATTTTCCAGATCGTATTCATCCTGAAGAACCTTTTCCTGATACTCTTTCGGAACAGCAACTTCAACAATTCCATAACTGCCTGTTGCAAAGGCTTCTCCATAGGCCCTGGCTTGATCATAATCAGTAGACATATACACAGAGGCAGGACGCTCTCCGCCTCCAATCACACTCTTAGAAGCATTTGATTGCTTCTTGAGGCCATCCCAGATAATATCATCTATAAATTTATCACTTGTTCCATGATACATATTCACACTTCCTTTCACTTTCTTGGTTGAACTTTCCTCCTTCTGACTCCCTCCCACTTGTCCGGGCCTACCGCTGTGACCCTTGAAGCCTGAGCCCTGACCGCCAGAGTGGAACAACTTGTTCTGCTGAGTCCTGACTGGAAATCCAAACACAATCTTCCCATCCGGCTGCCGCACCTTGACCATCGCCATGCGGGGATCGGAGACCTCCACGGGTTCAAAATCCTTCGTGAGATAGACAATGTTAGGATCCATATTTCCTCACTCTCTTGTACAAGTCCTTCCACACGTCCGGGACAGACTGCATCTTACCCAAAGGGATCTCCATCTCGATGCGAGCGATCTCCGCCAATGTTTCATCCACGGCCCGATCCCTGTCGTACAGGGAGTTCGGGTTGACGGCATCCCAATAGGAAATGGAATAGGAAGTCACGCCATCCTCCTTCTGCAACGTTTCCCATTTATCCCCTGACAGGAACTCCTCATGGATCTCGTACGCCCAGAGCCTGTCCTTGTCGGCAGGGTTGCGCAGGGAGCCGTCCGCTTTGATCAGCCAATCGTCAGGGTGAGGGTTGTCACGTATGCTTTTTTGGATCTCCACGAACTGCCCCTGGAAGGAGTCCTTGTACTTCTGCCAACGGCTATGCTGGACCTCATGGGCAAGGATGCCCTCCAGGGTTTTGTTGGATTTCTCGTCCACGTCGAACACGGTGATTCTGCCCGTCTTGGGGTCGTACTCCCCGTCGGCCCGGAAGGTCTGGTTGCCGACATGGAAGACGTAGCCTTCATCCTCGGTGGAGATCACCTGCCCTGCTGGATAGCCCAGCTTCTTGACAACGTCCTCCACGCGCTTGCGGTGGTCAACAGGTTTCTTGAGGAACTCCTCCATCTTGCGAGCCTCCTCCTCGTTGGTCTTGTCTTGCTCCGCCAGGACATCCTCCAGGCTCCTGTCGCCCTTGGAGCTCCCACCAACCTTGCCTGGCCGTCCATGATGGCCGCGGAAGCCGCTGCCGGGCCCACCAAACTTGAAGAGCTTCCTGCTTTTCTCTATCTCCCATACATCCGTGATGTCCTTCCAGCCAAAAATAGAGTATCCACTGGAGTCCTTCACAGCAGGTCTTCCAGCAATCACCCTGGCGATAGAGGAGGAAGAGATGGGCGAAGTCGTGTAAAACTCGCCTTGCCGGTTGCGGTTGGGGACCAGATTCTTAGGGACTGCAACAATATAGGCATGGTCTCCAAATTTCGGTTCAGGAAAATCTGGAAGCACCTCTTGGATGCGCGCAACAACCTTGGCTTTGAAATTGTCTTCAGCATACATCCTGGAGGGGTTGCTGGAATAGAACGTCATCTCACCCTGGTCGTGAAACACCATTGGGCCCTTGGACTGTATCTCCCCGCTTTCGCGGATCTTGTTCAACTCATAAGCAGACATGGACCGCCACACATATTCCGACTCCGAACCGTACGAAGGGTCTATGCCAGGGATGTCCTTCAGGTCGGAATATCCGTTGACAAATTGGGAATTGGGGTCTTCTGGGTCTCCAGACAGGACCGAGCGGTCAACCTTGTACTCGTAGGGCCAAGTGGGCTGCTTTACAGTCTCAATGTTGGATTTCTTTGAACCACCAACAAGACCTTTCCTTCCTGCATGACCTTTGAAGCCTGATCCAGGGCCACCGTGAGTGAAGAGTTGCTTATGTGCCTCTAATGGGATAATTTTATAATCTTCATCATCAAACTGTACAGAAATATAGATTTCACTAGAATTACGGATTGCTTCCTTAGGGTACTTTGTCTTGACAATCTTATCCTCAGAAATAGGATTCATAACAGAATTGAACTTATACACATCAACTCTGTCAATGTATTCAGGAGGAATGCTTTCTGAGAACGAGTAGACGCCTATGAAAGAATGATTGGAAAGTTCAGAGACTTCAGATTTTAGGACAACAATTGCATACTGACCACTTTCCCTGTTGAACCCACGTCCATGTTTCTGAGCAAGATTTAGATCAGAGGTTGTCCATATTGTTTTCTCATCTTCAACAATAGATTCAGAGATAGCCTTGTTAATATCTAGGCCGTTTTCTAATATACTATCAATGACCTTCAAGTTTGTTCCATGAAACAAATTAGAGCTTCCACGAGGAAGGCTTCCGCCAACCTTTCCAGGCCTCCCCTTGTGGTCCTCAAATGTCTGCTTGAACAGTTTCCGCAGGGATGTATCCATCATTCACTCTCCATAGAGATACCTGAGTGCCCAACCCATCCTCTTGTAATGTCTCCATTCCGGGAAGTCCTCATTGAAGTTTCTTGTGACATAGATGTTGCCATTATCACTCCAGAAGATGACCTTGCTGGGCCCGTCATTCATGGGCATGTCATCTGTACTCCATCTCGCACAGGCAGCCGTGCCAGCAGGCAGCGCCGCCAATCGGTGTGATTGCCCAGATGGACTGCCAGCCCTTGCGAGCCAGCTCCACGCAACCGTGACGACGCTCGGTGCTGCGGCAGTGCTCCGCTGCCGTGAGTCGTCGGCGGGCCTGCGTGAACCCGCTGCGCCTGGCGTCCCACAGCTTCCAGTTCTCAAAGATGCTGTTGATGCGCTTGCCCAGGGAGCAGGCCGCGTTCAGGATCCTGCCATCCAACGGGACGCTTCCATTCGCCACCTGCTTGGCGTACATCCCGAACTTGGAGTTCTCCTCTTCGATCACACGCAGGAACTCGCGCTCTTCCTCCAGGCTCATGGGGTTGCTGGAACCCCTGGCTATGTCGATGGCGGCTCTGTAGGAGTACTTCATCAGGCGAGTGGTGCCGCCGTACCATTCCTGCACAGTGATCTGTCCGGTGACCAGCGGTTGCGCCAACTCGCGCTGTACCTTACAGATGTTGGCTGCAAAGCGCGTGATGTCCAGCTTGATGCTGTGCAGTGGGACAACCTGCTTGCGCAGGCCCCTCACCTGACGGTAATACTTCTTGGACTCATTGTTGAAGGAGTAGCGGATCTTCGTGCGGCGGGAGCCGAAGTCGATCAAGTCCTTGCGGGAGGCATACACCTGCCAGAACCTGCGAACCTGGAAGTCCTCCTCCTCGCCAAAGTCTGCAAAGTAGCGGTGGGCCCGGATAGGATCCAGGACACGTAGGTTCTCACTGAGGAAGTTCTGGGGGGAGCGCAAAAGAGTGGGCATATTACAGTTTAGAGAGTTCTTCCATAAGAGAGTCTAGTTCAGATTGCATATTTTCCCACTTTACGTCCCCCTTATCTATTGTAGGGGAGTTAGGAAGGAAATTCTCTGATCTCATATCTCCTATAGCAACAAGGTGTCCATTGTAACCACTATTCCATTCTACAATCACTTTGTAATCTCCGTGTTTACTTGTTGAAACTTTCTTAGTTGCTGTATCGCGGGATCTAGACCAACCTGAAGGTAGTTTACCTCTTTCAGAAAATACTTCCTCAGTAGGTGCTTGGATCTTTCCACCACTTCCACTTCTCGGTTGACTTCCGCCAACCTTTCCGGGTCTACCCTTGTGGCCTTCAAACTTCTGTTGAAATAACTTACGTAAACTGATACCACTCATAGCGATTTTCCTTTCTTTCCATTCTTCTGCACTAGGTTGGAGAACTTTGAGTCAATCTGCTTTGATTACTCCTGTCGCTGACCATCTATGTCCAGCTTGAACTCCTCCCTCTCCACAAAGTCACGCTGTTCACGTTCCATGGGGGATTCGTCCTCCATGTCGACCTCTTCGCGAGCCGGGAGCCCCGCCTTCACGCGCCACTCGTTGACATCCAGGGCTGTCTCCGGCACCCCACCGCTGACAGAGCTTGCACCCGTCGCCAGCAGGTTCGCATAGGTGGCCTTCTCGATGTCCGTCATGGAGTAGACTGGATACCACTCATATTTCCATTCCTTGCTGGAGTTCTCAGGGGTAGGCAGGACGCCGTATGTAATGCACCACATGAGGAAGGGGTCCAGGATCTCGGGCTCGGCAAAGTTCATCCGGCGACTCTCCATCTCCCCGTTCCATTCCTGCATGTCCTGACTGGAAGCCAACTCTCCGCGCTCGCTTCCAAACAGGATGCGCTGTGGGACACCCACCGTCCCCGCGAAGTCCTCCTTGAGGACGTTGTAGATCTGCTCGATGTTCACGGTCTGCGTTCCAAGGTTGTTTACGTCCAATCCCTTGAGCACCGCATAGCGCTGCATCCGGTGGAAGTACTTCTGCATCTGCTCCGCCATGTACTTGCCTTCCGGGGAGCCCTCGTCAGGGATGTCAATGCCCTCCTGCGTGGAGAACAGCATCCCGCCCCACACTGCCAGCCAGGCTGCCTCTGCTCCACCACCCGTGACCTTCTCCAGATCAAACAATCGGTTGAGTGGAGCCTGCAAGCGCGGCGTGCCGTAGATGCGGGAGCCCAGCCTGTCCTCGCTGATGTGGACCACCCTGGTGTAATGGACGTTCGTCCCGCCTGGCATGGGCACGCCAATGTCCTCCTCGTTGAACGCCACCGTGTAGCTCTCGGGCATGCCGAACTTCTCGTTCTTCGTGTCGCCAATCAGTCTCTGGATCACGGACTGGTTCTCGTTGTAAGCAGCCACATAGAACAGCCCGTCGTTCTTCTTGACGGGCTGGCTGTAGTCGTCTCCACTGGCTCCCAGGAACAGGATGGAGTACCTCCCGATCTGGCACATGATGTCGGCTTGCCGCATGACCTGCAAGATGCCCAACCGCTTGGAGAGAGCCATCCACTCCTTCAGGAACGGGGTGGAGCCCTTGTCCAGCTGGTCGGAGCGCTCCTCCCCGTCGATCAGCACGGGCATCCTGTTCCAGGTGGAGGTGGCATACTTCTTGATGACGCGGTGCCCCAGGCCGTGCCGGTCATAGATGTTCTGGTAATCCTGGAAGTCTGCAAAACGCTTGTAGCCAAACGTCTCGTAAAGGTCGCGCTCCCCCCCGAACTGCACACCCAGACGGCTGCCCAGCATGGATCGGGAGAGCAGCTGGGAGTTCTGCAGTATGCGCTGCATGGAGGCGCTCAGCTCGGCGTCCATCTGCTGTTCGTTCTGGGTTGTCCTTTTCTTCTTGCGGGTGGTTGGTCTCTTGGCAGTAGGCATAAATCAGCTCCTTGCTTCAGGGAAGTATACATCCATTTCAGGCTTCTGGGGATCACAAGCCGGTGACATGGAAGATGCCCAAGATGCCCTTGTCCTTACCAGCTGCATAATCTATCCCAAAGGCTCCTGGCATGAACCTCCACTCCACTTTCCATTGTGCAACAGGCTCTTCCAGGGGAGGCACCCGATAGACTCCATCCTCCCCTGGAACAGCATCCAGGACTTCATAGTCACCATCTGGATAATGTCCAAACACCTCTTTATAGGTTTCGCGGTCGAATATGCTAGCCATCTTTCACTTCCTCATACACCTGATTGAAGATATCCAATCCACAGGTGAACAGGTTTCCCTGCTCATCATTCATGAGCATATGCTGGGGAGTGAATCGCATGGTTTCCCCAGACTCCCCTGGAACAAGGTAGCAGGCGTCGCTCTCGTGCGTGACGGGTTTCCCTTTGTACTCGAACGACCAGGGCATCCCGTTCTTTCCATGGAGTGGAGTACCACTGCTTCTCCCGATCTCCACCAACTCTTCAAATGTGATCGCCTCCACGTGTTCGGGTTTTGAGACATACCTAGCCATCCTTCGCTCCTTTCACGATCTGCTCGTAATACTCCGGCAGGACAAAGTTGGTCACTCGTCCAGGGCCACCCCTCTCGTACAGCACCATGTTCTGCCGGTACCAGAGCTCCACTTCCTCATGATGGACGACGGTCAGGGCGAGCTTGACGGAGTTGTCCGTGGTGCCGAACCCATTCTTGTAGAACAGCTCGGCCCACCACTCCTGCCACTGCTCATTCACGTGACCACTGCCACCTTGATAGGGGATGGCTGCCGAGAACAAGACGCGGTCACTGAGCGAGCAGAGGTACTCCACCAAAGGCTCGGCCCGGCTGGGATGCAGGTGCTCCGCCACCTCCAGGCAAAGGGCCAGGTCAAACTTCTTTGGAGGGACAACGAACTCCCTGTTGAGATTGCATTCAACGTAGCTCCCGTAAGGGATGAGCAGTTTATCCTTGTCGATGCGATAGTCTATGCCAATGTAATCAGGATTGCCGTTGCTCCACTCGCCCACGCCGCACCCCACGTCGATCACGGAGCCAACCTGGAACGGCAAGGCCTCCATGACGATCCTGGCAGAGCGCATTGCACCCTCGCTGATCTCGCGATAGTATCGGTTGGTGTACTGATGCCGCCAGGGCCAGGTGTCCACGTAAGCCCGCAGCTCGCTCGCACTCATGCTGAACACCTTCTTCTGCTCGATCACATTCGCATTGAAGTAAGGGTTCTTTGGAGAGGAGTTCGGTCCCACGTGATGGTTCATGTGGAACAGCGGGCCCTGGATGCGCTCCACCCTGTACCCCAGCTTCTTGGCGCGATCCAATCGCTCTCCGTCCTCAGGTCCAAAAGAAACCATGTACTCGTTCTCCATCCCGGCATCGATGAAGGCCTCCTTGTTCCAAAGGACAGCCCCACCCGAGCTGTTCTCGGAAGGATCCCTTCCCTTGAAGAACGTGTTGCCCACCACGCCGATGTCAAAGGACTTCTGGAGCTTCGGGAACCATTCCAACCTTGGCATCCTCGCGAAGCCTCCATCGTACGGGTATGCCATGTCGGCCCCATTGCGCAGGGCCTCCACTGCCAGCAGCACCTGCATTGGTGCAACGATCACGTCTGCGTCCCAGTTGGCGACGTAGGGTGTCCCGGCCCTGTTGCACATATCGTTGAGCATCTTGGTCCGATGGAAGACGTTGCCCGCGTGCACCATGTAGGTGGCCCAGGACTCCACGTACTTGAACTTGTTGCCACCCTGCTCGCTGACAATGAGCTGGGTCTCGAAGGAGTTCAACAGCAAGTAGCAGATGAGGTCCAGGTTCTCCTTGCGGAACGGATGGTCAAAGTAAACAGGGATGGTAAACGTGACGTCCTTGAGGGGAATCTTGTAGCTCTCCCTGTTGTAAGAGATCCATCTTGCCGGACGATAGTCGTTGGCGTTCTTACGTGCCAGCTTCCCGGCAAACATATGCCCACTGTGAACGACCTTGGTGTGCTTCTTCTCCCCGAGCCAGGCGCACCACCAGCCGAAGCTGGAGTTACTTATGATGAAGTGGTCGCAGAGGGAGGCCAGTGCCATGTCCTGGATGTCCGTATTGTTGCCCTCCGAGAACGTTACATTGGGCAGGCAGCCAAAGTGGACTTTACAGTACTCCACGTCATCGCTGATGACCAGGATGTCCATGTCCCTCCAGTTGGGGAAGTGCTCCAGTAAGGCGCAGATGTAATACGTGATCGGCAGCTGGTGGTAATTGGGATTTCCAACGTAGTCCCCACGCCGCACCTGGATGCACACCGTCTCGTGAGTGAACAGTCCAGGCACCCTGGACTTCACCTCCTGGACGAACTCCTCTTTCAGCTTCAACTTAGTGGAGCCGAAATACTTCTCGGACTGCAAGAATCCCATCACGTCCACGTCTCCGGCGATCTCCCAGTCATGATAGTGGAAGTACTTCTCCTGGACAACGTTGCTGCTCATGGGCCCGTGCGGGAGGCTGATGTCAAAGTAACGCTCGTATTCCCATTGCGGGAAGGCAGCCGTGGTGCCGTGCTTCTCCGCCAGGCCCAGTGTGGACGCCACCTGGAACAGCTGGTTGCCCAGCCTGCCGTTCTTGCCAAGGGTGCTGTGACTGATGATCATGATGAGCTCTCCCTGCAATACACCATCTCGTAATAGTTCCCGACGGGCAGCGGACATACAACTCGCTCCAGCTCTACGTATCCATTCATGGACATGAAACGTTCGATGTCCACCAGCTTGCAGCATCCCCGATAGGACTCGAAGTCCGCCACTTCCAATTGGATGTAGTCGAAGTTGCACAGCATGGGGATGCTGCCCTCCAGGATCCGCAGCTCCGCGCCCTGCACATCCAACAGCAAAGCCTGATAGCATCCCGGATCAATCCGCTCCCTCCTGAGCAGGGTGGGCAGCGTGACGGTCGGCAACGGGATGGAGTCCACGTAATGGATCTCCGGGAAGATCTCCTGGTGCTGAGCCAGGGCCAGGATGGAGGAAGAGATGCCCTGGTTGGAGGCAACATGCAAGGTCTCCAATCTGTCGTCCCTCTCGGAGAGCAGGGCTCGAACAGCCCGCTGCCTGGGGAATTCCCGTAGGTTCTCCACCAATGCGTCAAACACTTCCGGGATCGGCTCGATCCACAGCACATGCAGACTGTGCTCCGCATACAGCTCCCTCTCCTGCCCGGCATTCGCACCAACATGGATGATGCCGGTGATGCGCTCCAGGAACATCGGGCTCCCCGCCTCGTCATGCATGTTGCTCACCATTCTCCTCGTTGAAGGACTTTGCAATCAAGAGGGCCTTGTTGACCTTCTCAGAGACGACGTCGCCCGACTCCATGCAAACAACGTAGCTGCCGCTGGAGAAGTCGATCTGGGACTTGCCACCCATGAGCGGGCGCACGGTCTTGATGTTGATGGTGTTCACCCAGAACTTTTCCATGCGTTCGTTGGTCAGCTCAATCAGCATGGCTGGCCTCCTGAAGATCCGCTTCCTCGCTGAGCTGCTGCCGGATCACGTTGGCGGCCCGGATGGCGGAGTGCCCCAAGTGCGGGAACAGGTCGTTGATGGCTTTCCGGCGCTGCGGCAGGAACAGCGTGGGATCCGACAACGTCCTGCTGATGGCTCCCTTCAGGTCGACAGGATGATCCACCTGGATGCCGATGTCGGAGTAGTCCCAGAAGCGCAAGCCGAACTGCTTGTCCTTCCGGAACCAGGGCGCGTTCAGCACCACCACAGGCTTGCCCGTGACAAGGAACTCGTACAGGGTGGAGCTCAGGTCGTTCACATACACGTCCGCTAGCTCCAGCACCTGCCGGAAGTCCTCGATGAACGGCACGCCAACGGATTGATAGAACGCAATGTCCCTGTCCCTGCTCAACGGGTGGCCGTGCGCAATCAGGTTGAAGCTCTTCTTCAGCTCCAGCACGGAGTCGGCATAGTGCTCGAAGGCCGAGCTGGCCTCCGGAGGCTTGCGGTGCTTGTGCCCATGATGGAAGCTGATGCACACCACTGGGGGACGATGACGCTCGAACATTGCTCCGTGCATCCAGTCCAGCTTTGGTGTCCCGATGACCTCGCAGGGCGTGTCGCGGACAGTATGGATCCTGTCGGCAGTGTACTGATTGGGTGGAAGGAACAGGCTGACAAGGTCGCGATCTCCTGGTCCATCCGGATAGGCGCTGGTGCCGAAGCCGTGCCCCGTACCGTGCTCCATCATGAAGATGCGACGCTCCGGGCTCACCCTGTGCGCGTACTTCATGTCCCCGTATGCGCAGACCAGGATGGGATTCAAGCCGTAAGTGGCCGGGCTGTTCCTCTCGTAGCTGAACAGATACAGATGGTTCTTGAGCTTGCGTTGGGCGTGCCCGACCAGGTGCTGCGGGACATAGAAGGTGCCCACGTTGTCGTCCACCAGCGCGTCCCAGACGGGAGCAATGTGGTCAATATAGTGCGCCTGGGTAGCAAGGAAGTCAATCTGCTCCATTGGTCACCTCCGGGACAATGCTCTCGTCCGCGAAGACCATCTGGAAGGAGCCGCTGCCACTCGGATCAATCTTGCGCATATACACACGCTTGACGCCAGGCTTCCAGTTGCCCACATGTATGATCTCCCAGCCGTCGAAGTCGGAGGCTTCCGTTGCAGTGCAACTCCCTCCCGGATCGTCTTCATTCCGGATGATCATCGGTGCTGTCCTCATGGTAGCTGAGATCCACTGGTGTGCCATCATCGTTGAACAATGTGACGGTCACGGGACTGGGACTGTCCGGTTCGTAAATAGGCTCGGCCTCCGGGAAGGTTGCCCGGAACACCGCCATCACGCCCTCGACGAACTCCAATCGCTGTTCCGCCAGGGCATCCGGAACTTTCACACGTATGTCGATGTGCATCTTCATGACTCCTCCTTCTTGAACCATTCATGACTGCTCATTAGGCTGATGATCTTGTCAGCCTCAGCCCGAGCCTCCTCCTTCTCGCGCTCGGGGAGATTCTTGTACAGCGTGTTGGACTTCCACGTCCATTCTCGGGCCAGGACTGCCGGGATGGTCACCGATCCGTCTGGGTACAGCGTGCTCTTGCCCAGGACGTTCTGCATGCGGGCGGACCAGGCCGCATGCACATGCCTTGCCAGGGCTTCCTGCAAAATGTTCATACGAGGAAAGCACCTATCGTCAGCATGCACAATCCAGCATCCGTCCAGTTCACCCTGTTCCCAAAGAGAACCAGGTTCGCACCCAGTGCTCCAGCCGCAAAGAAGATCGCGGCCAATACAAAGAATATAACTGATGGCATGGTTCACTCCTATCTATAAACTCACTTGACATCCGTATCAAGTGGTAACGACACTGCTTCGCCCTGCATGAGCCCTTCCTCCTGGACCTGTCTCTTGACGCTCGGTAGCCAGGTGTTCTGATAGCCGTCCCGCACCCCGTTGCGATAGGAGCTCTTCACGGCGACGACGACAAAGAACATCATGAACACCAGGGACAGGAACACAAGGACAGCCGTGAGCCAGAACGCAGTATTGCTCATCCGAATAATCCCTGGCCCCAGGCTCCGGCCTTCTTCTTGGCTTTGCCGATGAGATCCTGCCACACCCACCACCAGCTGTCCGCGACGTCCAGTGGCGGGTTCGGGAAGCGCCGCAGGGCCTTCTGGATCACCTCGTGTGTGCCTAACATATGCTTCACCTTTCCGCGTTCATACTCCGTGAGGAGCTGTCCGTTGCGTTCGATCTTAGGCCCGTCCCCGGCACCAGCCTTGGCGTCCGTGAACTTTGGAAGACTGACCGGAGGCACATTGGGACGACCAGGGTTGGCCTCTCTCCATTCCTTTTCCAATTTCTTGATGACCTCGGCTGCTGCCAGTTTATACACACTCTTCCATGTGTCGCCACCCTGGTTGGTCTCCACGCCGATCTGCTCGCATCCCCATTGGTGCGCCTTGTAGATGCCGCGTTCCAAGACCTTCTCGGGAGAGTCGATGCCCTCCCACCAATAGAGCCCAATCAGGTTGTCCTCGTAATCCAATCCACCGATGGAGATGCCCTGGCTGGCGCTCTCGGGCTTGTCCGTGATGGCGGGATCGATCCAACATACGATCCGCTTGAGCTTGGGCAGCTCCTCGTACTTGATCTTCCACCACTCCACTCCATCCCAGATGCCACCCGTGAGATCCACCTCGTGCTGAGCCTCCCTGCGGAAGGCGCTGATCCCCCACAGGTTGATCTGGGACTGACACGTTGCAAGATCCTGCCCGGCCCAGGTGGGTGTTCCATCCGTGATGACGAACAGGTGATCCCGGAGCTCGTACGCGAAGTCGTCGATGGCCGGGAACGGACCACTGACAATCCGGTCGCGTAAGAAGTCTGCCCGCATATCCAATAACCGACTGGCGATGCTGTCCGCACTGATCATGTTCTGGATGAACAACACCGCACAGTTCTTCGATCCACTCGGCAGGACGGTATCCGTGATCGTCTGCATCTTTTTCAACGTCACCTTGGGGGACTCGAACTTCTCGTCTATGTCATCCAATATGATGACGTCGGGACGGACCTCGTCGATCTTGATACCCCGCAACCCACTGTCCAATCCGAACGCATCCACTGAAAACCCATTAGCGGCCTGGAGGTGTTCCCTGCGCCAGCCCTTTACGTTGCCGAACTTGCCACGCGCCCGCATGGACATCTTGTGATAATACTCGCCGAACTTCTTGGACTCGATCATGCCGGCAATGTTCGCCACGTGCGTATCGGCCTTATCTTGCGTGGAACTAACATAAAGAGCGTATCGTCTACGCTCTTCCGCACCCAACCAGACTGTCCCAGCCTCCGCATTGGTGGACTTCGCACCACCTCGTCCCCAGAACGCCAGGAAGGCCTGGACGTAGTTATCCAATGTCAGGGAGCTGATCCAACCCCAGAGCTCCTCATGTCGATACGCGAACGGCGCACTGAAGTAGTTCGGGAACAGCGTGACGCACCAGTCCTTCCAATGAGCAGGAGCCTTGAGCTGCTTGCCCGTTCGACGACGATGGCGCAGCTCCAGCTCGGCCTGGATCATGTTCTGGAGGTTGCTATGTGGCTGTTCCATCGGCCATCTTCTGTGCAAAATAATTGTGGAGTTCTGCTATCTCCTGTTGGTGCCACCGCTGTCGGTCAGCCAACTGCATTGCATGATCTTGCCGGAGCCTTGCCAGATCCATCTGATAGTCGCGATGGATGAGATTCCTCGCCTGCTCCTCCTTCTGTTCATGCGGGAACTTGTAGAAGTCGTCAAAGGGTTCCAACACGTACGGTTCAAACTGGAGCTTCATATTCGGCATCTACGATCTCCTCGTCTTCATTCACATCTGGGAGCTTGTCCAATAGTATCTGCAGGGTGTCCTCCCCGGCCCCGATGCGTTCCAATTCTGCATCCGTCAGCTTGGACCGGAAGCGCGCTACTAAACTTTCTGAGATCTGTGCATTGATATTGAGATTAGGTACCTTCCCGTACACGCGCTCCAGGAACATCGCAATCTTCTCCGGGCGCTTAGACGTCGCTAAGGAAAGCATAATGGATTCCACCATGTTCATGTCGTCCGGGTTCATCTCCAATTGCTCGGCGATCTCGCGCTCCTCCTTGTTCAAGTATCTCCTGACGGAAGCCTTAGCGATGCGCTTGCCGATCTCTTTGAGCACATCCCTTGGGCGACCGTTAGGATTGCCAGATTGCCCTGGCTTGAATTTGAAAGGGACAGCAGCTTCTGGCAGAGTTCTCTTTTCCTGCTTTTTACCTGTTACCTGGATTTCCCGAGTGACAATATCAGAGCCGATAGCAACTCCCGGCTGCTCGTCAATCGGTATTGGGATATTCTTACCTTTATCGTTTGATTTCTTTTTTCTCATGGGGTCATTTTAGATCTAGTCAATGTTCCCCAGCAAGGGTGGAATGGATTGCCGACCTGGAACTGGAATTAGATTACTACACTTGTTACACTTACTACAGTTGCTACACTTGCTACACTGGAGCCCTATTTTAGCTCCCGTAGATTATACTCACCCACCGAGTAACCCTAAAAAATGCCTTTTCTTGTGTGTTACACGTGCTACACTTACTACACTTGCTACAGTAGAACGTGCCAGAGCCCTTTGAACTGGACGTTCCTGACTGCACGCGGGCTCTTATTGGATCACATTGGATGGACAACATTGGATCACGTTTATAAATATTTGTGCCAGCCTGGAACCATATTTTCCTGTTGAATTATTTCTATAATCCATTTACCCTACTGCCAATTGAACCTTTTAGAACGCAGTAGTGTAAAAATGGGTAAGGCCATGTTGTACCTAGCTTTACTATACTTACTGTAGTAAGTGTAGTAAGTGTAGGACGTTTGACACACGAAAAACCTCCTACACTGGCCCGTAAATGTAAAACAAATGTTCTATTTTAGGGGTAAGCTGGGAGGGGATTTTGCCCCTTTACAAAACGGGCGAAAAAGGTAGAATTGACCCCGAGGACGGGCTTGCCCGCCTCCCCGAACCTTGAAAACAGAAAAGCGGTGAACGTGTCAGCCCCGAGAGTATTTTTGACGCCCGAGCCTGGATAAGAGTGACGCCAGGACTGGAGAAAGCCCCAGCGGAACGGAAGCGCGAAAAAATGGTAGGACGTGTGAGCAAACCTAAAAGGTAGTAACCGCCAAACCTGTAAAACGAAACCCCCACATATAAAAACCGAGAACTGAATAAACTTTGGAATTGGAGCCCGTTTTTTTAGGCCCTGATTTTGGCACCAAAGTAACGTGTGAACGAACGCAGGAAACGATAGCTAGCGCCCGATCGTTCAATCGGGAGATCGCAGCAGGAGTGGATCGATTGGAAGTGCGTGAAGGTAACTTAGACTTTGCCCCACCCAATCGAGCGGAGCTTCTCTTGTGCTAGGATTGTTCACATGACCGGAGGCTGGGAATGCCTCCCCTGGAAACGCTGGAACGGGATTGGGATACGACACTTGGCAGGATCGCCGTAGGGCACCTCCTCCTCCAAGAAACGGCACCCAATTGCTGAACCTAACGGAGTACTTGATAAGATGGTTATGGTTCGCCCCAAACGGTGGAATAAGTTGTGGCAGATTGGGAGTTCACAGCCCGATCACAGAAAACAGATTTGAATTTATATCAGAAGCGACTAGGAAGGCCAAGTGGAAAAGTTCAGTACACTGGGACCCGTTCAATTCGGGAGCTTCTATTTATATGGGGGAATGGAATGTCCAATCCATTTTATGTTCTATAAAGGAGACCAAATGCCAATGTACGAATTGCCAAAGACGAAAGCAGAAGCCTTGCGAATGGTTGCGGAGAATAGTTTCGCGCCATTCGACAAGAGCGATTGGGAAACCTTCCCCGGTTGCGAAAGCGACAACCCATTGGTGTGTTATCTGGAAGACGAAAGCCTGCCAGAAGATGACCGGGATGGGATTGCAATTGTGATCGATGGGAACGAGCTTTACTTCCAGACGTTGAACCATTTGGAGAGACGAACTGGAAGGAATTTTCAATAACTGGATAAACCAAAAGGAGATTATCTAATGAACGCAAAACAGAAAACCATCAAGACGGAAACCTGGACGGCTGTCGTGACCAACCCTGGCACGCGAGGCTTCCAATTCAAAGTGACCAAAGGCACTGCCACTCGTCGGCAGGTTCGCCGGGCACTCAAGCAATTGAATGCCAAGAGCAAATGATCCAACAACTGAATAGCTAGTCGAAACGGCTGGGGGTGCTGCCGTATAGGTAAGATGGTAACTTGCCTACTGATGATGACGAACCATTTCAAAGGAGACCAAAATGAACAAGCAAGAAAATTTAGCACAGCAACTGAAAGCTAACTTCCATCTGGAAACTGAAATCAATCTGTTCTACGATTGGTTCTGTACAGATAAGTCCTTACAGAGCCGAGGCAAGACCCTGGTTGCCAAGCTGCGCCAGGTGATGAAAATCAATCAGGACAAGGAGTTTGCCTTCTTTGATCCGCAAAAGGTTTACGTCATCTTCAAGAACAACTGCCCACTGTGCGGCAAGCTCTATGATGACTTCCGGATCTGCGATATGGAAACCGGGGACGTTGTCTTCACGATAGCGCCAAGACTCGGCTACTCTGCACCGGAGCTCAACGGGAAGGCAAGCATGCACGGAAGGCTTTTCAACGGAAAGATGGTTGAGCTTGTGACAGGCGAATGGCAAGACGTTCTGAAATTCTTCAAGGGAGAATGACAATGGATCGCAGGAGTAATTGGAAATCGGAGATCAGCGAGGAAGTCAAGATGCGGGCCCGTACCCGCCAGGGCCTGATCGTGGAAAAGGACGCCATCAGCCGGGAGATCCATTCCCTGACAATGGAAGAGGTCCGCTCGGATCGCTACGTCCAGCTCAAGTGCAGGCAAGCGGAGATCATGGCAAAACTGGCAACGTTATAAACAGGAGACCAAAATGGAAGAAGTTACGTTCGAGAACACCAAGACCCTGAAGCCTGGTGTAATCCTACATCACAGTGGCGCACGACCCAATGCGGATGGTACCCCAGCTCGCTTTCGAGTGACTAGTGTGAAAACCTGGAAACGCGATCCCGATCGAATTGAGATCCGTGTTAAGCGTGGACTACACGAGCACTACGTCTGGACGGAAGCCACATTCGACTATGCTGAAATCACAATGGAGGTGCGCTCGATGAAATAATATAAGTGTATAAGTTCAACAAGTTGTTACCCGTCGTAGTAAAATTCGTCCGTTCAAAAATTCAACCTATCAGGAGATATGAAATGATTACAACCAAAATTACGTTCGTTTGCGATGGTCGCGATGGCAAGTCCTGTGATCACACGTTCATCAAGGAAGGCGAGAACGTGACCCATCGTTCTGTGAAACTGGCAGCCAAGGCTGCTGGCTGGACGGTGCGTGGCAAGAAGGCACAGTTCTGTGCCGATCATAAGTTCGTGGCTGCCCCCAAAGGGGAGCGCAAGGCCAAGTCCAAGAAGGCTGCCCCCAAGAAGGTCACGAAGGTCTCCTCCAAGAAAGCTCCCTCCAAGAAAGTCAATGGTTCCAGGAGCCCGTTCGTTGGTGGGACGTCCACTGGTCGCCTTGCTAAGACCGCCAAGGCCGCTGCCGCACCTGCTGCCGAGTAATCACCTTCTTGCAGGAAATAACTGAATAGCCGAAACCGGAGTGGAGCTGGGGATACAAACATGATCCACTCCGGTCTGCATGAGCTGGCTACTCATGCATCGACAAGGCAAGCCAGCATTTCAAAGGAGACTAAAATGAAGAACAAGTTAATCGGGCGACAGTAACCATGGTGCGGGGAGCCAAGCGTGCTGCCAAAGCTATGGAAGAGTTCTTTGGAGTGGGTCAGTTATTTGTTTCTACTATTGAGATGGACTAATATGATCATCACAGATGGCATCCACGTCGTATCCACAGCAAGCCTGGAAGAGCTCCACGATTGGGCAAAGCGGAACGGGGTTGGCGACTGGTGGTTCCGCGGAACGCGCAAAGGTCATCCCCATTACGACCTGCCTTCCACGAGGCGTTTCCTGCTATATAACCTGGAGCGACAGGGTTGCCTGCGCTCCAGTCGGGAGATCTTATTGGCCGCCAAGGCCATCCATAAAGGAACGCATGAACAACAGCAGTTACCATGAGGCCGGGATGAAGGTGCTCAACTGGAGGAAGCTCAGCGTCAGCATGAAGGCCCGTTATGGGGCGTGGAAGGCTGCTTCGGACGTCACGTGGCTCCCGAAGTTCAACGTGACCGTGACGCATTCCTCCGGAAAGAAGCTGAAAGTCCCTTGCGTGTACCCGTTCGAGGACAGGCTCTGGACGGAAACTTGCAGGCAATGGTGGCTCGAGAACGGCTGCCTGGCGGAAGTCAAGGAGGCAAACACATGAGGAGCCCTGAAAAGACGATCGTCACCTGGGAGAACATCCAGTCGGTGGCTAAGGCGGTGATCCGAGCGGCCCGCAGGCACTTTGGGCCGCGCTTGCTGTCCTTCTCGGACAGCTACCTGGAGAACACGATCCATCCCTGGATGGATAACTACATCCACGAGAATTACCTGCTTCCGGGCAGCCCTTCCAAGGCTACCCTGGACGACTTCATATTGATCGAGCTGCGGAATGGGAATTGAGTCCTGTTCCACTCGTGAAGGAGACCAATGACAAAGAACATCATACGCATCCAGGGTGGTTGGCGTGCTGACCACTACTGGGGCAAGTCCAGCCCGCTGCAGGAATACTTCCATGATGATCAATTTGGTGGCCGCGCAAAGGCAGAGGCTGCGGCAGGGCGCTGGCTGAGCCGCATGGCAAAAGAGTATCCTGCTCCCCTGGAGAAGGGCCGCAAGCCAATCATGGGGAAGATCAAGGACAGTTATGGCATCAAGGGCGAGGGTTTCTATGTAGTATGGACGAAGCGGTCTGAAGGCCGCCAGCGTCAGAAGACCTTTCCAATCTCTGAACACGGCTCCCCTGAACGGGCGGAGCGGGCTGCGCGGGAGTTCCTGGCTGCCCGGATGAAGGAGTATGAAGATGGAGAATAAGAACTCTATCCGATGGACTGCATCGGAAGTCCTCGCGTTCAGAGACTTGCGGCTGGCTGACCCGGAAACGTTTGAAGCTGTTGCGGACAACAAAGACTGGCTGGTCAACACTACGGTGGAAGAGGCGATCAAACAGGGTAAGATCAGCAAGGAAAATAAAGCGCAGGTCTTTGGATACATCCACTTGCGCAGGATGGCGTTGATCTTCGATGCCTTCATTGCATTGGCTGACGACTGAAAGGAGACCCAAGATGGAAGAACAATTTCAACCCAAGAAGATCAAGCGGCACGCCAAGAGCCTTCAGCAGAAGGCCAAGGGTCACACTGTCCTAGTGGATGATCCCCGTTACGGGCGCTACAAGGTTATTAGTGGGGGCAGTGGAAACGAGTACACGGTCAACGTGTTCCAATCCGGTGGAGCCAGCTGCAACTGCGACTGGGCTCTAAAGCGGCAAGATGCGTTGGTGGAGCATCAGGGCGCGACAGCCTGCTCCCACACCATCGCCGTGTTCGAGTTCATCGCGCAGGGGCAAGGCCGTCACGTGAGCGCCTGGGCGGATCCATTGGAAGCTGAGCGTCAGCACCGGCCCTCCATCGACCTGGTGGATGGCGTGGTGCTGACCACCCGCAAGGCTCCAAGGCGCTACACTCAGACGGACTTTTTGTTCCTGATGAAGTAAGTTTATTTTGTGCCTCGTCATTTGTGGTAGGTTATTCGTCCACATATACATGATGTGAAGGTTGCGGCGCGCTGCAACATATAACAGGTAGAAATCCTGTCGGGGTAGAGGAATTATTCAAAGGAGACCTATGCAATGGAAAATAAAGAACGTGAACAACTGATCGACCGGATCCGCCACATGATGGAGATCCAGGAGACGTCTGCTAATGCCTTCCAGGGTGAGATGGCAAACGCTGCGGCCCTGGCGCAAAAACTCATGGACAAGTACGGTATCACATTGGCGGAAGTGGAGCTGTCCGGGAACAAAGCGATGGACGCCAAGTTCGTGAACCAGCCTGCTACCGTTTCCATCCAAGGGATTGAGAGCTGGCACTGGGCTCTGGCACGTTCCATCGGGCGCATCACACAAACGAAGCATTACAGCTCCAGTCGGTACACGGAAGCCAAGCGCGCTGGTGTGAAACACACCCACGGCAAATATTGGAAGCGGACAGGTACCACCCGTGACCGACAGGTGTACCAGACGATCTCCTTCTATGGAACTCCCTCTGCAGTGGAGATCGCTACCGTACTCTTTGACCGTTGGGTGGTAGTCATCCGTAAGATGGCCCTGGATGCCACTCGGGCATACAAGGAAGAGCTCCTGGAACGCGTCCGAGCGGAATACGGCCCGGACGTGGAGCTGGAACGCAAGGGTGGTAGCAGTTACAAAAAGTATGGGATTGACCCGGAGGATACCCCCAGGGCGTTCCTGAATGGTTGGTTGTTGGGATGTACCATTGCTATTGACCGCAAGCTTTATAAGCAGGAGCAGGCCCGCAGCGCTGAGACCTCTAAGGCAATCATCCTGATCCAGGACAAGCTCACTGTAGCATACGAGGAGTTCAAGCTCAATGAGGGCTTCAAGTCTTCAAAGTCTCGTGGGAGCACCACGAACTGGGGTGGCTTCGCAAAGGGCTCCAAGGTTGGTTCTGAGATCAATATCGGTGCAAAGGAGCTGGAAGGATGAATCCTATAAATCCTGATTGGGAGAAAACTGTCAAAAAAGTGGATCCTGACTTTGAGGGTTCCATTCACCAGAAGCTGGGCTTGAGTGACATCCTGTGCCCAACTTGCGGAGCCCATTGCAGGCTGGATGGAGACCAGTTGATCTGCCTCAATGCCTGCCATCTAGTCCCACAGGCACTAGATCATTTCCATCGGCTTTGGTTGCTGCTCACCAACGGAAATGTCGAGTAGATCATTGACCTGGCAAAGATGGAACCGAAAGGGTAAGCTAACAAACATCTTGGATAGGAGGTGATCCTTATGGTGCTCGTTACCCCTGAGACAGTGCTGGAGGGGAAGACGTGATTGCAGTAAGATGCGCATCAGCTTCAATCGCAGGTCTGTGGTCAGCACACGGTAGCTAAGGGAAAAGAGCCTACACGAATAACGAATTGGTACGGTTGACAACCTAAGAATAAAAAGGATTATCACTTTCATAGGGGGATTTATTTTTATGCCATCTTATATAAAGAAAGGAGACGTTGGTGGAGTTAGGGCCGAGACCTGAACTCGCTCGGCCCTTTTTTGTTGGTGATTGATTGCTTATCTCAATCTTGCGGGCTTGCCTCGAGGCGAACATGCCCAAGTTTAGGAACCCAGGTGACTGTGGAAGTCAGTTTGAAGACATCCCCTGGCGAGTGAAAGTCTCTTGAGACCTGAACGGATTGAGATAAGCAACCAGTTACTAACAGAGCATGATGGTGTCAGCGTCACCTGACCTGTAAGCCTCTGTTGAATTGCCAGTGTAAACGCTGGCGCAACCTGCTGCTCCATACGAGTGCCTGCCAGAGGTATGGTTCCTGAGAGCTGGAGGGCCACGGTGGGTGCGGCAGACATTTTCCATTCCTGAAAGGAGATCTATGAAGCTGAAGATTGGTAATTGGTTGGTCAAAGTCGAGCCCGTGCTGCCGGAGGTTGGCGTGGTTTACCACCACAAAGACCGGGATCCGCACGACATGATCAGCCATGTTGTCCCGCAATGGGTGGAGGACGGGCACGTGCGCTACGCCAAGTTCTACAAGGATCCCAGCATCAAGACCGCCATGGAGACCTGCCCCGTGGCGGAGTTCAACAAGTGGTTCAGGAAAGGAGCCTGATGGTAAAGAGATTCATTTCCATTTTCATCTTATCGGCACTTGCACTCCTTGGAAGCCTCCTGGTCAGCTTTGCCAACCTGGATCTGGCAAGGGCGTTGCTGATTGGGATCATCTGGGGAGCAGTGAGTGCAACCATCATTTGGATGGTCAGGAAAGGAGCCTAACGTGGAGGAACAGGTCTGCATGCGGTGGGTGAACGTGGAGTGATGCCATGGAAGAGAAGAAACGCAAAGGCTCCCGCACTTACAGAACCCTTACATGGCATTACCAGCGCAATCCCCCTTCAATGCTCTATGACACGCACGTGACCCATGTTGGAGCCCAGATGTTCCTGAACAGCTGGGAGAAGATTTATCGGGAGCAGCCCGAGCATCCCGTGTACCAGGGGAAGGAGCCCAGGATCGTTCGCAAGCATTCTCGCGTGGAGGTGTATGCCGGGGAGCTGCTGGTTATGGCGGCCTACTTTGAAGAAGAGAAATGATTGCACGTTGTGTACCTGATTTAGGGTTACGTCCCTGTACACTGTCACCGCAACGTACCTCATTGAGCCCTCCAGCCCTCCATTGTGGGCAGGAGTCCCGGCTGGATTGGTCTCCACTCGCTGGGGAAGTCCTGCCCACACTCAAGGGCTGGAGGGGAAGCAAATTGAATATCCTATTGGAGGAACTTATATGGAACAAAAAGAAAGAGTCATTGAATGTGCCGTCCCGATGATCAGTGTTGATATCGGGAATGGCAACCGTTTGGTCCTGGTGGAAGGAGACAAGCTCACAGTCAGCCTGGAGTCTTCCGCGCGCAAGCGTTATCGCGTATTCTCGGATGGCAAGATCATCGGGTACATCACCAACCGATCCATCCATTACATCATGAACAAGCCTTTGCAGAAGGGAGCCAGGAAACATGGCACCGTGGCTGAGAGATAACCCGTTTGACGAGCCCGAGCCGAAGCCGGAGAAGGCCATCCCGGCCACGATGGTTCGGGTGACATGTGAGGGCTGCCGCAAGCCGATCGACATTCGCATCCGCAAGCGGGACAACGGGCACAAGGTCATCTCCTGCCACACCTGCCTGCAGGTGACGGAGGTTCTTGTGAACTCTATGAAGGACATCAAGGTGTTCACCCAGAAGCAGAACGGCACCAACCGGAAGCGGATCAGCTACGAGAAGATCTGGCAGGAAGGAGAATGAGAATGGATAATCCGTCTAACAACGGCAAGCAGCCACCCCTGAGTCCCCTGGCAGTCATCTTACTGGCAGTCCTGGCGATCCTGATCGCCTCTTCTTGCACGCTGCTGTTCCTGATGTACCCCGAAGTCATCCAGTTCATATTTGGGGAACCAACCCCGTTGCCGTAGGAGGCAGTCATGAGCATAAAATCGTATCTTGTGAAGCACGGTGGCGTGAAGCGTACCCTGAAGCGCGCCCGGCCTTTGTTCTATTACATCCTTGTGGTTGGACTCCTTGTTGCCGGGACGTGCCTGCTCACCATTGTTTTCCTGGTGATGAAGGAGTACTTCCATGGGTGACAAGGTCAATCCGAAGATCACCAAGGAGGTCATGCTGCAATTCGAGCTGGTGCGACGTTCCGGTGCCGTCAACATGGGGATCATGGAGAACGTTCATAATAAGGCTGCGGAGCTGGGACTCAAGGCTCTGAGCAATCTGCTCGCCGAGGACTTCCAGGATCACCCGTACGACGTGCGCAACAGGACGTACATCGAAATCCTCAGGCGGCGCGGGTTCTACCTGAGGAAGTATAAGATCGTATCCTAGAAGCGAGTTGCTCTGTGCTCGCAATAATCACAGAGCGGAGGCATCATGTGGTTCGTTATTATCCAAACATTGTTTGCCAGAACGAAGGAGGTTCTCATGGTGAATAAGATAGCAAGTACCGAGCGGAAGCTGAAGGACAGGGTGTATTCCAAGCGGGTCTACAGTTACACCAGCGCGTTCAAGGAGACGTTCAAGGTTGGCGACCTCGTGGAGCTGCGGCCCAGGGCCCTGGTACTCTACAAGAAGCTGGAAGGCGAGGTGTTCGCGGGCCGCCTGGTCACGCAAACGCGTATCAAGAGCCTGTTCCCGGACATCCGGGGATTGGTCCGCCTAGAGAAGCGCCTGGGTGGCTACTGGACCTGGAGCGTGAACGATCTGGAGTTGGTCAGCAGAAAGGCAGGGAGCTGAGATGCCTTCAGAACCGTATCGGCCCTGTGTGAAGTGCGGCAAGAAGGGATACTGGTACGCCCTGTGTCCCACTTGCCGCAAGAAGATCGACGAAGCCTACAAGAAGGCAATGGAAGAGCTGAACAAAGGAAACAAGAAGCCGTGAACTGTCCAAGTGCAGTGAAGTCAGTATATAAAGGAGACCTACAATGAAGTACAAGAACAAAAAGAAATCGTTCCGTAGCAAGGAGTTCCCCGCCAAGTGGCCCGGAACCTGCCAAAAGTGTGGGAAGCCCTGGAAGGTCGAGACTCCACTCTGCTACGAGAGCAACGTACTGGTGCATGTGGAGTGCCCAAAGGGCAAGGGCTTCGGCAAGACATTCAGGCAGCTGCTGGGCGTGACCCCTGAGGTTGTTGGCGTGAACGTTCCAATGGAAATAGAAGAGGAAGCCATTCCCTATGAAGCAGGCTGCCCTCTTGCTCCAGAGCACGAGGACGGAGTTGCCTGCCTTGGCTGCGGTGGAAGCTATGACGATGAAACGGAAGCCGGGCAGGCAAAACGCCCGAAAGCCTTTATTCCGAGCGTATATCAGCAGGGTGCCTTTGATTGGGCTCTGAATGACGAGGGCAATGCGGTCATGGAGGCCGTGGCTGGGAGCGGCAAGACCACTACTATCGTCAAGATGCTGGAGTTGTTTCCGTCCAGTCTGCGAGTGCTGTTCGTGGCGTTCAATCGCGACATCGTGAAGGAGCTCAAAACCCGTCTGCCCCAGCACATCCGGGCTTCCACATTGAACAGCCTGGGCTTCAGCGTGATCCGGAAGCTGGATGAGTTCGAAGACCTGGACGAGGACAAGGTCAGTGGGATCATGAACGAGTTCTGGCCGATCAGCCGCAAGGAGATCGAGGATCCAAAGACCCGCTCCGAGAACCGCCTTAAGCGCAGAGCCATGCGCAATGTTGTTGGGTTGGTCAAGAACACGCTGGCGGACTACCACAATCCCGAGGCTGTCCTGGACATCATCGAGAGGTACCGCATCGAGATTGACGAGATGCTGGAGCAGGAGGTCATCGAGAGGCTGCCCTACGTGATGGAGAAGAACAATAGCGACCTGTCCGTGGTGGACTACGACGACCAGATCTATCTACCGGTGATCCATCCAAGGTTGCAGGACAAGTTCGACCAGTACGACTTCATCCTAGGCGACGAGTGTCAGGATTGGAACGCAGCCAACATCCAATTGCTGCTCAAGCACCTGGCTCCGGGTGGCCGCATGATCGCCGTGGGCGACCGGAAGCAGTCCATCAATGGATTTCGCGGCGCGGACATCCATGCGATAGACCACCTGATCGAGGCTCTGAACGCCAAGACACTCCCACTGAGCATTTGCTACCGCTGCCCGCGCTCCCACGTGGAGAACGTCAAGCCGCATGTCCCCCAGATCGAGGCGGCTCCGAACGCCAAGGAAGGCACGCTCGGGGAGCTCAAGTACGACGAGATGATGGAGATCCTCAAGGAGGAGGACATGGTGCTGTGCCGCATCAACGCTCCGTTGGTCAAGCCCGCCTTCACGCTGATCAAGAGGGGCGTCAAGGCCATGATCAAGGGCAAGAAGATTGGCGAAGATCTGGTCAGCTACATCGACCGTTTCCAATGCGACGACCTGGGCAGGCTGGACGTCCTCATGCAGGAGCATACCGAGCATGAGATCGCCCGTTACCTGGACAAGAACAAGGAGATGATGGCGGAGCAGGTCAAGGAGCGTTACGAGACCATTGTGGAGGTCGCCAGGGAGTGCAGCAGCGTTGCCCAGCTGACCACGCGGTTGGTCACCCTGTTCAGCGACGACAATGCGGGCGTGGTGTTCAGCAGCATCCACCGTGCTAAAGGCTTGGAAGCCAACCGCATCTTCTTCCTGCGGCCCGACCTGCTGCCGCATCCCAAGGCCAAAGGTCATCAGGAAGATCTGGAGCAGGAGGAGAACATGCTAGTGGTGGCGCTGACACGCTCCAAGGACACCCTGTATTATGTGAGTGGATGGGAGGGATGACATGAACTGTAGTTTCCATAAAGAACGTCCTGCGGTTGTTTCGCATGGCAACGTCCATCTCTGCGCCGAATGCAAGGAATATCAGGAGGAGGCAAAACGCAAGGAAGAAGTCGAGGCTGCTGCAAAAAAACTGGCTGCAAGGAAGGAGGACTGATGCCAAATAGGTATAAAGTGGAGATCAAGCTGAAGGCGGTCACGTTCACCCCCACCTGGCAGATCAATGGTGAGGAAACGAAGCATACTGTCCTTGCGAACAGCTACATTGATATTGAAGCCCTGCCCGAGAAGACTCAGAAGCAGTTGCAGTCCATCATACACAGGGCTTACATTCAACACCTAAAGGAGAAATATGGATGATCAAATCGGAAGTCGCAGACCAATGAACCCCTCTGAGATTGCTATGATCGCTCGGAACATTGGTCTGGGAGCCCTCGTCCTGGATCTGCACCTGACAGATTACAGTCGTGGCTCCACGCTAGTCGAAGAGGGTGCCCGCTGCTTCTGGCTGACGGACGGTCGCCAGGTACGGATTTCTATATCTAACGATGGCTCTGTGATTGCCTCCACAACGAGGGAGCCCGACCTGGGGCGTCCCGATCCATTGGAGGCGAAAGATGTCTGAGCATAAGTTGCCGAGGTGCTGGATCGGGCACCCCAAGAGCAAGTCTGCGGCAGAGCTCGGCATCGTGCAACCGCTTGGGGAGCACACCGACAAGACAGCCATCATCACGGAGGACGACTGCAATCCAGATTGCCATTGCCATCATCCAATGCAGGCCCACTTCTGCATGGAGGGCCACATGACCGAATGCCATGCCGGGATGTCCTGCGAGGAGGCAAGGTGCAGTCATTATGAATCCAGGGAGCAACAGGACGAGGACGTATTATGAAGAAGAATAAAATCCAATCAGAGAAAGGAGGTGAGTCAACTATGTTAGTTCCCGGCAATGGAACCAAGCTCGGACGTCCTCCGAAAGAGGACAGAGGTGAAATCATTCTGAACAATGGCTTGTCCCAAAAGCAATGGGATTGGTACCGGAAGGAGGCAGCCAGGAAAGGCATAGACGGGATGGCTCTTGTCCGTGTGGCTGCGCAGTGGTTCATGGACAGCGTGGAGGCTTCCAGAAACGGATCCATTGCTACCGTAGAAGATGATGAAAAGTTTGAACAGTTGATCAAAAGCTCAAAACGCGTATCCAAACAAAAAAGAAAAAGGAGTAGGTAGTCATGAAGTTCATAGACAAGGTCAAGAAGATGGTGGATGAAGCTCCGGTCGCGACCGGAGGTGGTGCCAATGTCAATTTCGGCTCGATGACGGTCATGCCGATAATCATCCGCTGGAAAGGCCGTGGGCAGAAGCCCGACAAGTATACGCTGCCCGAGTACGTGAAGGAGTTCGGCCTCAAGAACGAAGAGGAGATCGAGCTCGAGGAAGGCAAGGAGTCCTTCCAGCTGGCATTCGACATCGACATCACGGAGATCAACCCTGCCCTGGATTTCCATTTTCAACGTGAGATCGACATCAAGGTCAGCAACAAGACCAACAAGGATCCCAACAAGTGGCTTCTGACCAGCTGGTCAGAGATTGTTCAGCCCTCCCTCGTGAAGGTGTTCGGCAAGGAATGGGAGGATAAGCTGATCTCAAACGGGAAGAGTTCGCCTACCGTGTACGTGGCAGCCGAGGCTGTGGAAGCGATCGAGCCTCCCAAGGGTGACAAGAAACCCTACAAGGTTCCAAAGTTCATTGGGGTCTATAAGACCCTGGAAGAGTGTAAGGCTGCACACGACCTGCGCTATCCGCCACGCGACGCAGAAGCCGAGATGACATTCGGGCCCGATGATGAGGAAGAAGTGGAAGCTGGGGAAGAAGAGGTCGAGGAAGGAGACATTCCCGCGGACGTCATCAAACAGGTGGTTACCCTTTACAATTCCAACGTCAAGAACAAGAAGCGGACAAAGAAGATGCTGGAAGGCAATCCGTTCGGGAACTATGATCCTGACGAGCTCCTGGAGGCTGCTGGGATTGAGTAGGCATGGTCTGGCATGCAGATGCCAGTTGTGCATAGCATCTACCACATCCATTTTGCGGATGCGTTGTCAGAAGGATGCTAGTGGAGTAAATCGCATGAGACTCCATAGCCCCAAAGGTTCTCAGTCCGAAAGGACTCGTTGAACTAGACATGTTCCCATGTTGCTGGAACAGGGGCTCACCGCGCCATTCCCGACGGTGTGAGAGGGCTGTAAAAATCAAAGATAGGATGTTCTCAAGTAGCGCTAAAATTGGCATCCTATTTCGGGAACTGAATGACGCCCCAAGTCCTGTCAACAGTCAGGACAACAGAATGCAGGAACAATCCATCTGTACCCTGAAACGGCATGGCCTGCGGTGCGGGTATACCCTGCATGACGTGATGCGGCAGGCCAGGCGCAAGACTCATATCCGGAGAGAATGCCTAAGGCGGATCCCGTGATGGAACTCTGTTGCTTGCGGTGTTCCAGAGCAATGGACATACAAAGGGAACCCTGTGTTCTAAACTGGATGGAGATGTAGAGAGTAATCACTCTGTCTGTGAAGGCAAACTTCAGATGAAACATAGGAACACGGCTGAAGCATCCAACCGCACGAAGAAATCCCTGCGGTATACAAATTGTGGACCTGCCCACTGGCACCAGCTACGAACGCAAGTCCAGTGGGCAGGCAAGAAAATTGTCCCTGCCGCATTCGTCAGCCCTGGCGGGTATGCAACAATCCTTGAACAGTTCAGGTAGAGGATGAAATATAAGCCTCACTGGTTGGACTGTTAGGTTGGTCAGGACAACGGTGCAGGTGGGGAACTCCTTGTATCCTCAGGCAAGGCATCAAAAGCATGAGGGAGCATCGGCTGTGAAACTGGCGCAATTAGAAACACCTATTGGAGTACGGACACCACGTGTCAGAGCAGTTCAATCTCCATCCGAAAGGGTTGCCAGCCAGTCAACAAGTGAGGAGAACGTGTTTGGTACAGAGGGTTTCCCAGTTAGATACCATAACTCACAGGAAAAGGTAAGCCGACCCGGATCGTGTAACCGGGACTTTTCCATCCAAAACTGAATAACATTTCCATAAGGGAGACCAACATGCAATTCATGAACTACTTCATCTTCACGATGGCCCTCTGGCGGCTGGTCAGCCTGTTCGCCAATGAGACTGGCCCGTTCAGGGTGTTCCAGGGCATCCGGGACATTGTCTGGAAGCTGGACAATCGCTTTGCTGTCCTGCACAGGTTCAGGCTCCACGAAGGCTTCACGTGCGAGTGGTGCCTGAGCATCTGGATCGGGGTGTCGCTATTCATCCTGTGGTACATTTACGGGGAGCCCGTCCTCCAGGTATTATTTCCATTCGCCGCTAGCACAGGCGTGATCGTCATCAAGTATGTTGTCCAGACCCTGGAGCAGCTCCAGGTGTACTACACTCGAAAGAATGAGTGACCCATGAATAATCAACTGAACAACCAACGTTTTCCGCACGAGCTCCAGTGGTACGACTACATCGTCTGCACCGCTTCTAAAGGGAGCACCAAGGTCGGCATCTGTCACAAGGGACTGCAACCCTGCACCATCTACTATTACTCCAGGGAGAAGCTGGAGCAGCTGGCGCGGGATCACAGATGGAATCCGTTCCTGTTACCCGTCTATCAAGAAGCACTCAGACATTTTTCCTAGGAGATCCATCATGAACGACAATTTTGGCAAGCGCACGACTGGTAAGGGCAATTCAAACAGGGGAACAGTGCTGCTGTTCCTGTTGATCGTATTGGTACTGGTGTTGGCATACCTGGCGCGGGACGCCTACGGGAGTTTGGGCCCGCAAGCTCCCCTGCTGCTCGTGAGCGGGATGCTGGGCAATCCTTTCCGAACCACCCGCAGGATGAAGGTGCCCTTCCACAGCAGGGTCGGACACCGAGAGCGTGCCTACCTGGGGTTCGCCAAGCTGGTCTTTGGACTGTGCATCGGGCTGTTGGTGCTGTTCGTTGTGGCAGGAGCCCTCAGCTTGATCGGAGGCTGACCGTGTTCTCGAAGCTATTCCAGGAGAATGTACCAGAGGGATCCAAGGGGGACTCCCTCTGGGAGCAATGCTTTGAAGCCTTGAGTCAGATTGCGCAACTGTATCCTGTCTCCAAAAGCTTGCGCGTGGAAGAAGTGGACAGGTTGGTCGTGTTGGTCTCAAAGCAGATTGGCGGCGATTTCCGTCTTGCGATCCAAGAAGCTGTGTCAGATACTGTCAATGGCTTCGTGGATGACTTACCCTTTTAGGAGGAGCAATGCCTGACAGGACTGTTTGGAGGATCATGGCGCAGATCCCAAAGGAGGGCATCGAGAGGGCGCTGCCCTACACGTTTTACGACGATGTGGCTGCCGGCGAGGTGTGCAGCGAGTTGAACAGGCTGCTGGAGCCTGAATACCATCACTACACGTTTACGACTACTGTCGCCTCCACTAACAGCAGGAAAGGTGCTTATCATGGCAGACGATGAAAGATGCAAGGCCGCCATGATGGCGGTGGAGCGTTTGCAGGGCATGATCTCCAACGGATACAGCATTCGCATCCAGCAGGTGAACGGCCGCATGTTCATCTTTGCCAACCACTTTGTCCGGGGAAACCTAGCCGGACAGGGTCATTCCCTGGAGCAGGCCGTCCTGGACTTGAAATCCAACGAGGAGGACTTATGAGATTCATAAAGCATAAATTCCAAACAGAACCAGGCTGCTGGTGGTATAGTTTTGCCTTTGGCTTCCTGCTGGTCGTTGCACTGGTATCCTTTTCGTGGGGTTACATCTTTTTACGTTAGGAGAGGTCTATGTTTGTTATTGTGGATAGTAATGAAGGCACTGATCGTGATAAGAAAGAGAACATAGAACGAGAGGAGCGCGGGGAAGCCCGCAAGGATCAGTCCAACATCCGGATGATCAACCGTTTGAAGAAGTATTTTCCAAAGCTCCAGCAGGGCCCGCTGACCTGTGGGGACATCAACGTTATACTGGATGGCGAGGGAGGCGTCCTGGCTATCGAGCGCAAGCGGGCCGGAGACTTCCTTGGGAGCATCGGCTCCCGCCGCATCTTCAAGCAAGTGGAGAACATGGCTAACAATGCCAATTGGCCTTGCATCATCGTGGAGGGCGTGATCAGCTACGACAAGGATGACATGGCAGTCATCCCGACATTTGACAGGTTCGATCACGTGAATGGATATGAGGTCACGGGTTGGCCAGGAGCCAGCATCCGCGGAGCCATGTACGCCATCGAGTGGAGTGGCTGTCCTATCATTACCATTGAGCCCAGCTCCCTGCCGAATATGATTGTGGACCTAGCAAGGTTCTGCTCCAAGCCAGCCGAACATGTCCAGATGCTGGACCGCAAACGTTACGTCACGTTCCCGCCAATAGAGTTCAGCGAGGGCCTCATAGCGACATTTCCAAGCATCGGGCTCAAGCGCACGCGCTCCCTGAAGGAGTTCTCCAGGAGTAACAACGATACAGGCACACCAACGCTGGCGGAGATGCTTTGCTGGGGGAGCAATCTGGGGAAGATCCATAAGAAGAGTCGACCAGAAGGCTGGGGGGATATGATGGTTACAAACTTTCGGGCAGCGCTGGGGTTGCAGGAGGGCGAATACCTCATGGTTGTCCGGGATGAAGAAGAACAATCCAACAATGGCAACAAGAAAGGGAAGAAGAATGGCAAATAAGAATATCGTTTTCATGTATTGCCTGAAGCATGAAAGAGAGTGCGAAGTGAGACCGTACAGAGGGAAAGAGGTTCATCTTACTGATGACAGCTTCTTTTGCGTAGGCCCATTCGCAGAATGCCCACCACCCCCAGCTCTCACAGAAGAGGAATGGGATACCATCTTGGAAAAGGAGTACTATCGCTATGCCTCCTAAGCAACAGGAAGTCAAAATCCGCAAGTCTAAGAATCCCATCACGGGAGCCATCAACATCACAGGCGAGCCCGACAGTGGCAAGAGCTGGTTCGCGTTGAGCTCCGGCGCTGCCCCAGAACGCACAGCCTTCATTGACGACGATGTCAAGGGCGAGGCTATCGTCAATGAAGTGGAGAGTATGGGGCGCAAGTTCGGCTACTACCGCAACCTGATCAAAGAGGGCAAGGATTCCAACGGGAACAACCTGCGAGAGCTGGAGTTCCATAAGCTCTGCATCAGCATCCTGGATGACATTGAGCCCGGAAAGTATGACGTCCTGGTCTGGGATACCTGGAAACGTTTTGAGAACACGTTCCATCCGGTGGTTGTGGCCAACCCTTCCAAGTACAAGCAGTTTTACTCACCGATGGGCCAGATCAAGGGTGCCGAGCAGTGGAACGCCTCCTTTGAATACGAGGCTGCCGTGATCTCTGCAATGACGGAGATTGTCCCGTTGGTCATCCTGACCAGTCACCTCAAGAAGGACGCCTCCAAGCGGGAGGTTGCCGAAGCCAAGCGGCCCTTGATCGAGAAGTGCCGCATGCGCGTGTTCCTTCGGCACAGCTCAGATACGCCCGAGCCTACCGGCCTCATGCTGAAAAGGCTCAGCAAGGCCGAGGTGGGCGACTATGGTATGCGACCCATCAACGTCACGCACCGCAAGGTTCATCCATTCACGTGGGAGCGTTTGATCTGGTACTGGAACAATCCCGTCGGGAACACCAAGCCCTCCCCGGAGGAAGAGCTGAACGAGTTCGAGCTGTCCATCCTGGATGGCATCCTGACCAAGGACCAAAAGGACGTGCTGGCCATGGCACGCATCGATGCCGAGCGCGAGCGCGAGGAGGAGGAGCGCAATCTCAAGGCTCGCAATCGCATCCTCAGGAAGAATGGTTCTAAAGATGAGGAGCCCACCACACCCATCACGTTGCTCACGAAGGCCATGTCCGAATATGGTATGGACTCCGAGAAGGTCATGGAAATCCTGGGCTTGGGCGATGTTGACGAAATCATGTCCATGGGGAGAGGGGAAGTCCAGGATGCCTGGGAAAAGATTCGAACATCTGAATAATGTTTCCAACGAGAGGAATAATACAAGTGTCTCACAGTTGATAGTACTCTCGTTGAATTACTTTTACTGTGAGGCAAAATGGAACCACGAGAAAAGTTCCTGAAGGAGCTCCATAAGGTATTGAACCCCTCCCAGAGGCAGCTGTTCACGTTGATGTCCGTCGAGACTCGCAAGGAAACCCTGGTGTTCCGAATGCCAGCGGGCTTCATCAGCCTGGAGAGTGTATGGGAGAAGATCCTGGAGGTCTCCGAGCGTACCAAAATCAAGGTCTCCAAGACGGGACTATTTGCTACCCTGGGAGAGCTGGACGAAATCCTCGGAGACATCCAGTGGCTCTGGGAGGGCTGGATCCCAAGAGGGTTTATCACAATGATTGCTGGGGAGCCAGGGATTGGCAAGAGTGCCATAGCGCAGTACATCGCCAAGATTGTTACGGAAGGTGGTACATTTCCATTGCAACCAGAGCCCTTCGGTAATCCCGCAAACGTCATCTGGGTGGACACGGAGTCTGCCCAGCAGATCCTCAAAGTACGGGCTGGAACCATGCGAATGGACAAGAGCAAGGTATTCATTCCAGTGATTGACGGTGACCTCCTTTCACGTGCAAATCTGGGAGCGTCACAGGATCGGGAGCAGATCATCAATGTAATCGAGGGAACCGAGCCCGATCTGCTGATACTGGACAGCTTAGCTGGTAGTCATACGCGTGGCGAGAACAAGATCGAGGACATCCGGCCAATCATGGAGTTCCTAGCGACCTTGGCCAGGGATTACCAGATTGGTGTACTGGTGGTCCACCACTTGAACAAGGAGCGCAAGGACGAGATGGCAGAGGTCTCCCTGGGGAGGATCCGGGGATCCACAGGTATCACGGGATACTGCCGCAGCATCTTTGTTGTGGAGCGTTCCAATGACAGTATCAAGATACGTGTGATCAAAAGTAATCTGGCTATGATCGGAGAGCCAATCCTCGCCAAGCCCTTGCTGGACGACAATAAGCACTTCACCGGGTTCCTGTTTGACCCGTACGTCGCCCCTCCCGAGAAGAGGAGCAAGAAGGAGCTTTGTGCAGAGTGGATCATGGAAGCCTTGTCCAAGAGCAAGAACGGTATGCCCCTCAAGGATCTGGCGGAGATTGCAGGGCAGGCAGGCTACAGCAGGTCCAACCTTTATGCTGCAAAGGATCTGCTGAACGACCGTCTCGCCTTCAGCGGGACAGGGAACAGCTCTTTTTGGAGCATCGTGCAGCAGGACAAGTCGACCATCAAGAAGATATTGAGCAACGGAAAGGTGAAGGTGAAGCATGGATAAGAGCGTCAATGAGTTGGCAGAAAAATTCACTCTCCTAATGATAGAAGGAGGAGTGTTGCAGGAACAGTATGAAAAAGGGAAAGTGACGTTTGCAAGCATCATGGATCACATTGCCTCCATGAGGAAAGCCCGAGAGGAGTTGGAGAACCTGATGACTGTCCAGGTTGCAAGATTCTACGGGAGGTGCAAGGTTCTCCGCGACAAGAGGGGCAGCGAGCAGCGGGAAGCCGAAAGCAAGAAGAACATCTCTGAGCTGGGATTCTAGGAGGAGCAATGCCACAACTTTTATTACTGGAGCACAACCACATTGATTTCCAATCCTGGCTATTGAAAGCCCTACAGGACTTGCCGGAGGAAGCCTATTTCAGCAAGGCGGGCCTCAGGGTAGAATATCTCAATCTGTGCTGGAAGGAAGAGGAGTTATGGGGAAGGTGGTCTGCCTCCACCTGTAATTGCTTTTCATATCCAAAGGTACTGAGCGCTGATTGCCCTGTCCATCAAGGTGAGATATTTGAAAGGAGTAAGAATGTGGAGAGTGGTTAGAGTCAGCCGTAAGTGGTATGCCTTGCAGTTCAGCGAGTCCCTCATGGATGCAGGCCAGGAAACAGAAAACATTCAAGACCTTGTCGACAATGGTGATCTGGTCATCCTCTCGGATGACCTTGATGCTGTGAGGGAGCTGATTGATGACGATATTCAGATCGTGGAACAGGAGTGAGAATGCCAAAGAATAACAATAAAGTAACCTTGCCCGGAATGGAAACGTTCCTCCAGGAAGCCGAGGAGGAATACTTCCTGGATGGCGTGAAGAACGTGACTTACTTTGATGCCGCTACGCTTCCGGATAGCCCTCGGTATCAGGCTAATGCCAACGGTGCTACAACCTATACTCTCTTCATTGTATTTCCATCCCGAGAAGAGATGATACGGGCAATCACAGCTCTAACGAAACGTGGCCGCAAGGGCCTGGCGGCAGGTGCTAAGATCGGTACCCTGAACGGGATTGCCGTGATGAAGGACGGGCTCACGCTGCTGGAAGCCTGGGAGCGAGATATGCTGGGCCTGGAACCCTCCCGGAAAGATGACGAGGTTGACCCTGATGAAGCCCGAGCACCAATCTAATCCCAGACCGGATCCAGACAAAACCCTTTGCATATATGAAGGAGATCTATACCGTGAGGGGATCAGTGAGCCCACACTCTGGATGGTGAACGATGTCATTACGATAGCCTATCCAATGACAGAGGAGGCTCGCGAGAAGGGCCAGTTCCTCAAGAAGGAGAAGAGAAGGAGCGTGTGGCAATGGCTGTTCGACCTCATAAGATGAACCGAGTGGAGGCCTTCTTCCACTCCATCCGTTGGAACTTCCTCTGGATTGGGCGTTTCCTGTTCACCTGGGGATGGAACGGGAAGCAGAACGCAATCAGCATCAGCTTCTATGATGCTGACCTGGAAACCTGTATCTGGACGATAGGAGACTACTGATGTGCGGTGTACTTTACTTCCGAGGGGATGGCAATAGATATAAAGGACTGGTCATTAGAGTATTGGAACAGTCCCGTATCCGGGGATTACATGCGTTTGGGGTGAGTCTACGGAGCAGCTCTAAAGAAGAGTTCCAGACTGTGCGAACGTTTGACCTTCCAGCAGCCATCGAGTTCATTCGGGAGAACACATTCTCAGAGCTGATTGGTCACTGCCGTTATGATACCAGCGGAGACTGGAAGATCATCAATAACAATCAACCAATTGTTCTAGGGCAGAGCCTCCTGGCTTTCAACGGTGTAGTCAGGATGTCCACTCGGGAGGAATATCAGCAGGAGTTCCAAAGGGAATACACCACAGAGAATGATGGTGAGATCATCCTGCGAATGTTAGTGGAAGAAGACCGTAGGCTCATGAGCTTGCTGGAACAGAAGCGTGTAACATTCGCAGGAGTAGCCCACGTGAACAATAAAGCAATGGCTCTCCGGAACGAGCGGCGTCCCCTGTGGAGGGCCCTATCCATGGATGTGGAGTTTGTCTTTTCCACGTATGATATCTGGAGTAGGGCGATCCAGTCTACGGAGTTCTACTATCTCAGCGCGTTAGACATTCCACCCATGGAGCCTGTATGGCTCTAATCAACGAAGGACGCGTGCGGGAGTTCCTGGAGTACCACCGTTACAGTGAGGAGCTCAAGGACATTGATCCAAGCTATGAACTGCTGAAGTATGTCTGTGACCGCTTCGAGCTGAACATGGAACAGCGCTACTGGTTGGCATATCTGTACGCTACTTGCTATAATGCCGCGACGGTATTCTACATCTATAACGAGTTCCCGGATTACCTGGGTGTGGACGTTGGACGGCTGGAGCGCTGGTGGAATGCCCACCGCCACCAGCTGGATTTCCAAACGGACTGTAGGTGGATACGATCCTCGAACCTGTTCGTGGGAATGTACATGGACTATCGCAGTCTTTGCGGAGAAGATCAGGAGAACACTTATCATGAGATTGTCTCGAGGGCAATTCAATCAAGCAGCAGTCCCTATCAAGCCTGCTACGATTATTTCAAGAACGTCAAGTATATGGGTAGGTTCAAACTCTTCCTTTTATTGGAGGCTGTACATGTGGTTACTGATCTACCTATTGAGCCTGACTACTTTCCACTCGAAGAGGCACAGTCCTCCCGCAACGGACTATGTTTTGCGCTCGGGCGAGATGATCTATTATGTGGTCACAACTACGGCAGGGATCACATCTCTAGTTCCGAAATGGAGTGGCTACACAAAAAGTTCAAAGAACTTTTGAGCCTAATGCGAAAGGAGTCCCCAGGTACACGAGTGGACATCTGGAATGTGGAAACCACGTTGTGTGCCTATAAGAAGTGGCATCGTGGGAAACGTTATCCAGGTTACTACATTACTCGACAAGCCAAAGAAATCTCTTCCATGCAGAAGAACGTCCAGGAGGGTGTCTGCTGGGAGGTATTATGGCAGTTCCGGGAAGAGTTCTATCCATTTGAGTTGCTCATAGAAAAGACCGGCAAGGACAATAGCCAGTTATGGAATGGAGCCGGGACGCAGTCTAAACAGCTCTCATTATTTTGACAGGAGGTAAATACATGCTAGATTTGATTTCCGTGGAAAGCAGCTCTGAGGAAGTCCAGGAGAAGTTCTATCAGGAGCTGATTGAACAGCTTGGAACGTACGGAAAGTCCAAACTGGAACACTCAGAGGGAGGCTTATCTATCTGTAGCTGGTCAAGACAGGCAGTACTTGTCGTCTCGGGGGAACAGTCCGTGAGATTTCCAATGAAGGCTCTGCTTCAGTTGGTGGAGGAATACGCTGCAACGAATTGGCAGATCTGGACAAGGCTCAAGCTGAACGAGAGTACCCTGCGACAGTTCCGCAAGATGGAAACCGAAGGGAAATTGAAATTCAGTTGTTACCTGTTGGCTCACACGTATCCAAATGCAGACTATAAACAACTGGAGCGGATCGTCAAGATCAGCCAGAACAAGCCACTCGGTGCTGTATGGATTTCCTACTCAACAGAAAAGACCACCTCCCTGATCATCTCGAAAAGGATGTCCCATCAGTATGGACTGGTTTATCCAATAAAGACCCTGGAAAAGGTCTCCAGCGCGGATACCGATCCCGTCGAGACACCCTTGTCCACCATGATGCGGAGGTACTACTCCGAGGCCAGGCAACGACAGATCCACTGGTATCCAAAGAAGTATGTTCATAAGAAAATGGACGAGGAGAAGTGGGGAGTGGATCCGTTGTCAAAGTCCAAACAGGGCTCCGTCAAACGGCACGTGTTAGTTACGGGTACGGGCCGCAGCGGGACAACCTACTTCAGTGATCTGCTGACAATGTTAGGACTGGACGTTGGTCACCAACGGAATGGAAAAGACGGTTGCTCTGGGGCAGAGTTTGCGGTCGATCACGACTGGTATCCCTGGTTCCCGGTCTATGGCGGTGGAGACTGTGCTAACGTTGGTGAACGTCGTAGTGACTATACCTATGCTCATGTGTTACATATCGTTCGTCACCCATTGTGGTGCATTCCAAGCCTCATGCGGAACTATCCAGCGATCAACCCCGAGTTCTGGGCTGACAATGGCGCAATGGACCCAAAGGCCATGGACGGGAGCAGCATTTACAGGAATGCTTCCATGTATTATGGGATTAATAAAAGGATCGACGAGAGCAAGCAAGCGGAGTATCGTTGTCAATTGGAGCAGATCCATGATCACTGGGGTGACCTAATGGACGTCCTGGAGCTGCCTGGTACACCTGACCCGCAGCTCGGTGCAACCAACCAGGCCAGCGGCTGGGGCCAATATGAACCATTGACCTGGGCGGAGCTGGAACTCCAGGTAGGCAAGTCACTGGCAGATGGAATCCGTTCGCAGGCAAAGCGTTACGGATATGAATAACAACAGTAGAAGGAGAGTGCCATGAAAGTGATCGTTGTGGGAGGCTATCCAGGCTCCGGCAAGAGTACCATTGTTCGCAGGATGATTGAGTTGCTAGAGAAGCAAGGTCACACGTTCAAGTCTGAGCGCAAAGGCATCGTCTCCTGGATGGAGTCCAAAGAGTTGATCATATTAGGAACGTATGCTCCCTCTGAGACGTTCCCTGGTACTGACAGATTTCCATTGAACGTACAGCCCGAAGCGCAGAAGTTCCTATTGAGCAAGGCTTCCGGTGGTAAAGTAATCTTCTTTGAAGGGGATCGGTTGTTCAACGAGAAGATGCTGGCCTTCCTGGAGGAACACTTTGAAGTTGTCCTATGTATCGTTTCCATGAGTAGGAAGCTCCTGGAGCAGCGCCGCAATGCCCGTTCGGAGCAGAACGTCAGCTGGCGCAAGGGCCGTGAGACCAAAGTGGATCGGCTGGCTATGACTCATCCCGTTCATCACCACTTACAGAACGATACCAAAGCCGATAAGGAGCAGGCTGCCCTGGAGCTGGTGGCAGAGATCAACGGAGAGTGGACTTCCACTCCTGTGAAGAGTAAGATCAAATCATTCTGGAGTTGAATATGGTAAATAAGAATCCTAGTTTCAAGCGAATATGCCCACATTGCGGGGAGACAACGACAATCGAGATTGATCTGAAGAAGGATCCAATTGCAGTGAATGGTGAAATAGAGAAAGTTGTTCCCTGCTCTGGTATCAAAAAGAAGAGTTGTGTAATGAGTTTCCATTTTACCTACTCGTTGGTAGTTGAGCTAGTCTCTGTCAGAAAGGCAGAATAATAATGCCCCCAAAACCAAAGAATATCAAAACTGACAAGTCGGATAGTATGGGTGGACTGAAGCTGGATGAGGGGTTCTACGGTTCACCGAGGTGGACCTATGAGATTTTAGATTGTGCCATGCCCATGACATTTGATACGTACAGTAACTGTGCGCATCAGTGTCTGTATTGCTTCAGCTTCTTCCAGCGAGCTATTGGAGATGGTGCGGATGATTATCTACACCACAAGGTTCGCCCGGTGAACATCGAGAAGATCAAGCGTATGTTCCTACACCCGGATGAGTTCGGTGGACAGTTCGCAGGTTACATCAAGAAGCGCATGGTGCTCCAGTGGGGTGGGCTCAGTGATGGCTTCGACTGGTACGAGCGCAAGTTCCGGAAGTCTCTGGAGCTGCTACGTTTCTTCCGTGAGATCGACTACCCGATTTCCATTAGCACGAAAGGTGTGTGGTGGGTTGATGATTCGGAGTACATCGAGGTCTGCACAGGTGCCAAGAACATGCACTGGAAGTACTCCATCATATCCAGCATTGAGGAACACGTCAAGAAGCTGGAGCCAGGTGTCCCTCTTGCACGGGCACGCTTTGCGGCCATGGAAAAGCTGAACAAGATGGGAGTGGGCGCGACCACCCTGCGCTTCCGGCCCTTTGTACTGGGCACCAGTGACAAGTGCATCGAAGAAATGATGACATTGGCGGAGGATGCTGGATGCTATAGCGTTACCACGGAGTTCCTCACCTGGGAGTCGCGTGCTAGTAACACCTCCAAGGAACGCCTGGACGCCATGAGTAAAACGCTGGGGTACGACGTCTGGGACTTCTACATGAAGAATAGCGCGCGAGCCAGTGGATTGCTCCGGTTGAACTATGATCTCAAGCGACCCTACATCCTGGAGATGAAAGACTCCGCTGAACGCCATAACCTGAAATTCTTTGTGAGTGATGCACACCATAAAGAGGACAGTTACCACGCGGGCTGCTGTGGACTCCCGGAAACGGGCCCGTTATCCAATGTCAACCACGGGCAGTACGCTCATGCAATCCTGATCGCCAGAGAGAAGGGTTACGTGACCTGGTCGGATATCGCTGAGGAGGCTCATGAGGTTCTCAGTGGAATTGAAGTCTATACCGCTGAAGGATTTCCATCGGATAGCGTGGAGCGTGCCAAGCGTCGTTATCAATCCATGTATGACTACATGCACGACATCTGGAATACACCAAACTCTTGGCAGAGCCCGAATCGGTACTTTGGTGGCGCATTGGTAGCCTCTGCTCCAGATGACAACGGGGACATCATCTACCTGTACAACAAGCCCTTCATTGAAGAGGGCGTAAGGATAGGCTCCGTGAATGAGTTGGCGTTCCAGCTGCGCATGGCTGGCAAGCCTAATGCGGAACGTTTCGATGAAATGACTGCGGACGGAACGAACTTTGGGCACGTGGCATATCCAATCTATGTGATCAGCCGTAGGCGCTGGGCTACAGCCACCACAATGAAGTTGTTGGACAACTCCCGTATCAACTACACTCTTGTTGTTCCAAGCACAGACCTGGATCACTACCATGATAGATTCCCCAATGCAGACGTGATGGTACTCCCCAAGGGAGCGATCGGGACTGGAGCTGCCAGAGAATACATCTATGCCACCTGTAAGGAGCAGGGCTACCCTTATGCGTGGATACTGGATGACGATATTGATGCAGTGTTAGATCAAAGCAGGGAGGCTTCCACGTTACGGGCCCTGTTCAGCACACTGGAACGCTGGGTGGAAGACTATTCCAACGTAGCGTTGCTAGGTGTGAACATCAATGGAGAAGATAATAGTCTCCCGTTCACGGTCAACGATGCTGTGCGTGGTCTCATGCTGGTCAACATCCAGACGGGCCAGGGCTTCAACCCTGCACTCAAACTGTACGAAGACTACGAGTTTGCCCTCAAGCACATTGTCGATGGATACGTTACGGTGGTACACAACGCATTCTCTGTTCACTTTGCGGAGCTTCCTGGAGGTGGCGCTAGTGGACTTTACATTACAAGCGGGGATGCGGAAGCCCTGAACAAGGTGTATCCGGAGTACACAGAACTGGAATATCGCAAGAATAACCTGCCTCCGGAGGTCGTCGTGACCTGGAGGAAGTTCGCCAGTAGCCTGCGTTCCAGAAACGTGGAACTGTTGATGAAAGGAGAATGAACATGGAGTTCCAAGTTCTTGTAATCCGGCTTCTGATCGCTGTCCTGGACAGGATCATGTTTCCAAATGCAGTCAGTATGGAGCGTGACCGCAAGCATCAGCTCCTCATGTCGAATGCAATACACTGGTGCGATTCCAGGAAGGAGAATGAACATGCCTGACTTTGAAGTTGAGGTAATGCTAGAGAACCATCCACACCTGTTCGTCGTGGAAGTGGACTCCGTCCTGGAGGCGCAGCTGCTCCAGGGCACCGTGATCAAATGCGACAAGTGCGACCATCGTGGCAAGGTTACACACATCGGAACTCCCGGCCGCAAGGAACGTCAGGAACGTCAAAAATCAGATGGACAGAAGTCCATCTTCAAGGAGTAATATGACAACTACCGTTCGTAAAGATCTGCTATCCAAGGCAGTTGGCACTGTTGTGAAAGCTGTGGGTGCCAATCCGGTACTCCCTCTATTGAGCAACATCCTGTTCGAAAGTGCTAACGGGAGCTCCCGTGTGGCAGCGACCAACCTGGAGATTGGAATCGGTTATACATTCCCATCCAAGGGCAAGAAGTTCAAGACGTGTATTCCCGCCAAGACCATCTCCAGCCTGGTGGAAGCCCTCCACTCCGACGAGGTTGACCTGGAACTGGATCCTAAGAACCAGTCCATTACGGTAATGACGGAGACGTCCACGAGTAACATCCACTGTGCGCCTGCGGATGAGTTCCCGGACATCCCTGGTGTAGAAGAGCCCAGCTTCACAATGTCGGTTACACAGTTCAAAGAGATGGTTCAACGTGTAGCCTTCGCAAGCAGTGCCACCTCCGACTCGGTACTGGGTGGCGTTCAGATTTCCATTGAACGTAAAAAGATGATCATGTTCGCAGTGGACGGTTTTCACTTCTCCTACGAGGAGACTGCTCTCACTGGCAAGATCAACACCGAGAACACTCCCTTCATCATCAAGGGTACGACCCTGGAAATGATCTCCAGGATCCTGCCCGAGGAAGGCGAGCTCCAGGTGCAGGTTGGGACAGGCAAGGTCATGTTCCATTCCGGCAGTGTGGATGTGATTACACAGTTGTTGCAGGGAGAGTTCCCGGATCATAAACGATTGGGACAGGCAATCTCTGAGCCCTCCACTACCTTGAGCATTCCAACCATGGAACTGTTGCGGGCTGCCCGACAGATCCGCGTCTTTGCCTCAGAGACCGGGAAGTCCAAGCTGGCTATCACTGGCATGCTCATGCGCTACTCCACCATCACCCAGGAGAAGGGTGATGCCGACATCACGTTCGCGGCCATCAAGAAGGGCAAGGACGTGGAGGTGGGGATCAATGTTCACTTGCTACACGAGTTCCTGGAGGTCTGCAAGACGGAGTACGTCACTGTGGAGCTGGTGGACAAGAACTCCCCTATCGTCTTCAAGATGAAAGGGTTTGATACCTTCTACCATGTGATCATGCCGATCGTGTTGTGAGGTTGCATGTGGCCTTATTACGGTTCTAAGAGCAAGATAGTCCACCTGTATCCCAAACCAAAGTTTGACAGGATCATTGAGCCGTTTGCTGGGACAGCCCGTTACAGCCTACTTTACTGGGATCATGACATCACCCTTGTCGACAAGGATAAGAAGGTTGTTGGAATATGGAAATGGTTCCAACAATGTAGTAGAGAGGACATCCTCAGGTTCCCTGTCTTGAAGAAAGGCGACAGGGTTTCCAAGGAGATGTTTGATTGCGAAGAGGCTTTCAACCTGGGAAGATTCCTTTGTTCCAGAGCAGGAGGTAATGGACGATGGACTGTTACCGAGTTCGGAGAACAAGAGTACAGGAGATTCAAAAAGCGGACTCTCTCCCATCTCCATAAGATCAAGAACTGGAACATTGTCCATGGATCCTATGAAGATCTGGAGAACATGGAAGCCACCTGGTTCATCGATCCTCCTTATCAATATGGTGGTGAAGGTTATACAGAAGGCAACAAGAACCTGGATTTCCAATCCCTGGCTGAATGGTGTCGTACCCGCAAAGGGCAAGTGATTGTCTGCGAAAACACTAAAGCCGATTGGCTCCCCTTCTACCCCATGAAGATGATCAATGGGGTAGCAAACACGTTCACCACAGAAGCCATCTGGAGTAACCTGCCCACCGACTATGATGTCACACAACTATCCTTTTTCCAGAAAGGAGAATATGAGAAAAAGATACAGAAACCCCGACAAGTATCGCATCGGAAGAAGCAGTCTCGTCCCGTACGTGGAGAGTGAGAGCTGGCAGGCCCGTCATCATCGCAGGATGCAAGTGGCTCTGGATAACAAGGACAAAGTAGACCTCTGGTGCCAACAACACAAATGGAGATTGAACATCAGGAACAACGGTCACCACTGGATCTTCTACACATACCAATCCAAGATGATCGAGTGGTGGCCTTCCAGTGGCAAGCTGGCCATCGGAAAGCGGTGGAAGGAGGGCATCCACTGCCACGACTACGAGCAATTACTGAAAGTCCTCGAGATGACTCTGTGAGAAGTATTCAGCCCTTTCCAAAAAGGGGTATAATGATCGCCTCATGTTTTCCTATGTACCCAAACCGCAACACATCCTATTACCGATCATCATCCTGTTGGTCACAGCAGTTGTGACGGGCTTCTTTCCGAGCTGGCAGACAGGTGTGGCGTTCGTCGTTGTTGCAATTGTCTGTCTGGTCACCTGTGTCAGTATTGCAGTCTCCATCACCATCGAGAAGTATTCCGAGTACTGGCAGAACGTTGGTCGGGACATTGACAAGCTCCAGAAGACACCTCCGGAGCTTTGGGGTACACTCGGATTTATCACTCCTCCCAGAACAGTCAAGCTCCAGAGCAACGTCACCGGAGAAGCAGGTGAGAGTGACATCTATGCAATGAAGGTATTCACATTGAACCTGTCACCAGAACGCACGCAAGTCATCGCGGATGGTCTACTCACGGGAACGAAGACGTTAGCAGAGAGTGACTGGAAGGACACCGTGATTGGCTCGTCCAAGATCCGTGAAATCAAGCACGAGCTGCTCCGCGCTGGGTTGATCCAATTGCGCAATCCCAAGAACAACTTGAGCGGGTTCCAGCTCACCGAAAAGGGCATCACTTACTTCTGGGAATATTCTTCTGAGTGGGTCAAGAAGGAGTACGACCTGCAAGAGCTCCTCCGGCAGGCGCGTAACCCCACCCCCGCCCTAACATCAAGCCTACCCTAAAACGTAGGCTTTCCCGCACGCACGTACGTGCAACCGAACGAAACGAGGTCAGGTTTTTCAGCCAAAAGTTTAGACTGGGAACCTGGCTTCATTTTTATAAAATATAAAAACCGCAAGGGGAGTTTTGTTACACAATTTTCCACTACCCGTAGACGGGTGCCTTACAAGACCAAAAACGATTACAAGGACACCTGTTGGCGTTACAGGAGGCTAGCGATGCGTACTGCAAGGGTACCAAAACAGTCCAGGAAAGCCTGGAAGGAGGTGCGAAGAAGTTGTTTTGAGCGTGACAAGTTCACATGTAAACGTTGCGGAAGAAAGAACAAACAGGGCAAGAGAATCGTGGCACACTATGTCATCCCAAAGCCGGAGGGTGGTAGGGCTGTCCTTGAGAACCTTCTGACGCTTTGCAGAAAATGTGAACGCTCCGTTGAAGCATCTGAAACTCCTCTGAGGACAATCAAGGAGATTACAACATCTGGAGATGAAGATGATTCTGGACTGACCCTCATTGAAAGGACAGAGGAAGTCAACGACGAGGGTTATCACTTTCGGAGACCGGAGTGGCATCGTTGGGTTTATGGGAGTGGGAGGAAATGAGAAAGCCTGGCACGATTGAAACTCCGCATCCAAATACTCCTCCGAGACTATGGAGACGCTATAAGAAGTTTCATGGGAACTGTTACAAGACAGCAGAGTCTCTTGGAGTAAATCCGGCACGAGTCTGGCAGCTGTTGAAGAATGGAGTGGAGCCAACAGATAGGTCCGAGAAGGGAAAAGAGGCGAGGAGGAAATTATTCCTACCACTGACAAAAAAGAAATCCGGGAAAGCTCCACCAATACAGAAAGTTCCACTGCCAGAGTATCTCCTTGCGTGGAGGAGACTTCCAAAACAGGAGCGAGAGAAAGTGATTCAACAATACATGAACTGGAGAAAATCGCATGAGCCTAATCAGAAGAAAGACACAACCTAGTCTGTATCAAGTGAAGATGATGACCATCAAGGAATACATCCAGGAGCATCAGGAGTGGTCTCTGAAAACATTCGGGGAAGGGAATCACACGGAAGGCTTGCTCAAGCACATCGAGAAGGAAGTGGAGGAAGTCAGAAGATTCCCGCACAACTTGCTGGAGTGGATGGACATCATCATACTGGCATTTGATGGAGCCGGACGGGAGGGCTACACTCCCGAGCAGATCGCCTCGGCTCTGATCGAGAAGCAGAACATCAACAGGGGGAGGGAGTGGCCCAAGATCACAGATGCCAGTCAACCAACAGAGCATGTCCGAAAGGAGTCCAATGGACAGAATGCGGATGGCTAGAATCAACAGTGAGATGCAGACACTGGCGGCAAGGTTCCTCTTGTCCCAGACTGTGAACAATCCAGATGGCACAACTTCTCGCGCCATCTATTGGACCAACGCCGATGCCGAACGGCGATATAACGAACTGCGAAAACAGGTTCAACCTGTGAGGACAGTAGAAAGAGGATTGGATGGGAATGACACACGTGGATAGAAATTCAAAGTGGAGGTTTGACGATATTGTATACATGAAGACCTGTGCGGAGTGCGGAATCAAAGTGGAGTGGCAGGCCTCCAAGCCCGAAACTAACACCCAGAACAACTTCCATACGTACCTGTATCATACAAAGGGTTGGCGCCTGCGGAGCATTGGCCCGTTCGGGCTCGGTGGCAAGGAATGGATCTGCGAGTTACACAGATAAAACATACCTCACAAGAAGAAAGGAGAAAACAATGTTTGAATTCATCAAAGAAATGATCGAAGACATAAAGCACAATCGAGAACTTTACCGTTCAGGTAAAGCCAATAAGGATGAAGTTCGTTCGACTACTGTTGGCTGGCGTCACGATCCCGGTCAAGTGAAGACAGATCCCAAGGACTCCCCCAGCGGCAATCCAGAGTACCATACCGTTGTTAGAAGCAAGAAGAGCAAGCGAGGTGAATGATGCTTGGCTATAATCCTGCTCAGATTGTGGCAATGGTTGGCTTCGGCCTGATGATAGTGGCTGCTATCATCGTCATGGCCCACAACACGAGGTCCAAAGGAAAGTGAGATTATTCATCATGTATGTCAATGGAATGTACTTCTCACCTGCCTGCCTTCTGCTTCTGTTCGGGGTGATTGGCTTCACGGTCTTCATGATTGCTGTGACGGCAGAGTTAAGGCGTAACAACAGTGGCGTGATCAACCTTGAACCCGACGACGATGACGAGGACATCGTTGAGGAATAAAAAAAGGGACACCAGGAGATCTCTCTCGGGTGTCCCTTTTTTGTTGCCTGCTGGATCAGTGGCGCTGACTGGATCCATGCTCCAGCAATGTGGCAGGCTGCCTGCTGAACAGGCGCAAGGTTCCGAAGCCTGCCAGGAGGGCTGCTGCAATGCGAAGTCCCAGTATGATCCACGGATCGGACTCGACGGGCTGCACGTTGATCCAGCCCTGCAGGATGCCGACAAAGAATGTGGAGGTGGAGAGTGCAACCGGGACGGCATACTGTCGCAGGTCCAATCCGAACTTCTCGAACAAGTAGATTGTCCCGGCTGTGAACAGTGCAACAAGCAGGCCGTCAAACAGCGTGGGGTTGACCTGGACGGCATTGCTGGTCTGCAGCTGCGTGACAGTCGGGGTGCAGGCGGTCAACAGTAACAAAACAAATACGACAACAAACGGCAATCTTTTCATTTCATCTCCTATTTGGTGTATGGTCTGACACGGGGAGTCCCTAACGGTAACTCCTCCAACAATTCCAACGGGTACAGCACCTGCTTTCGGGACACATGCGGCATGAAGCAGACGGGATGTTTGCCTTCAAAGAACCACGGGTAGGTTGCTCCACCTGCGAACGGGACGAGCTCCCCGCTGAAGTTGACGATGTTCAATGCAAAGAACAGGTGCCAGTGGTCGCGGGGATTGTACAGGTAGTTCTCGAAGTTCACCTCAGACATCGTCTCGGGCTGACGCTTGCCAGGCTTCATGGGTGGATTCTTGCTCCCGTCAAACAAGTCCACGATCAGATAACCCGTATACATCTTCATCCTGTCGGTTCTGTAGTCCCGGAACCACAGCTTGCCCTCCGGCGCAGCTACCCCACTGAGCATGCTGTGCGACATCGTCCTGACCTTGTCAAAAGCTGGATCGTACGGGGAGTCCGTGTTGGATCCCACGGGCCAGTTCGTCAGGTTCTTCCCCATGCCGTACCCGAGGCGGTTGGCCAGGGCGCGCGTGCCACCCAGCTCCGCCATCACGCTCTTGGGAGGGATCCCTGGATTCCAGCCGCAGAGCGCGAACTGCCAGTACTTGTTCAACGGCTGGATCTCGTCCAGCATCGTCCACACAGCCGGACAGCCGTTGGTGTTCGGGGAAGCTCCCTCGGGGGTGGCGCAGCTGCGGAGGCGGCCCTTGATCTCCACGTCACCTTTGTGCCGGTAATACTGGAGAGGGTGCGTCAGGACATCGAATGTCCCGTCGTCGTAATGGACGGTCTGCTTCGTCATGACTGCTTCGGGAAGAGCTCCTCCACGGAGCCGTCGTCGAACTCCAGGGTGCTCTTGACCACCTTCTTGGAGGGCATCGGCACGATCCATTCTGGGACTGTGATGCTGGTCGTGAAGGCAATCCAGCCTGGGCGCGGCAATACAAGCTCTGCCCACCAATAACCATCCTTGAAGATCTTGGAGCCCGTGCCCTGCAAAGACAGCGGGCCTGTCAGCAGCTCCAGGATGGACGTCCCGGTGATCCCAGGGGCATTGCGAACCCTGGCCTGTTGTCCATCCTTCAACGTTGCTTTCCATGTAATAGGTTTATCGACCACTGTTCCTCCTCCCAGTTCCGGTAGGTTGAACTGGAATATAAGATCCTGTAGCGTGCCCCTGTACAGGTTGACGTCCACTTCCTTCTTGTTCCCGAGGGGATAGCCTGGAACGAAGATCGGTGGGCAGGCTCCCGTGAACTGCCAGAAGGTTGCACTGCGACCAACGTCCTGCCAGGGCCGGGCTGCCACCGGGAAGTGGACTGCGTAATCACCGTGGACAATCTCTCCAAGTCGCTGCTCCCGCTGCGCCTCCGACCAGGTATTACTGATGGTGTCCCAGGGATAGGTTGCCTGCCAGAGGGGATAGTCCGAGAACTCTATGTACCTCCAGAGGCGGATGCTGTCCGCAAAGCCTGGGCCTGTGTACACGAGTGGGCGCTGTCCACTCTCTCGGTGGACGTACCGCAGCCACTCCAGCGCAGACGTACAGATGCCGTTGTTACTGACACCGTTGGTGGCCTCCAGGTCCAAGACGGGCGGGAGCTCGCCCAGGCCTTCCCGATCCATCAACTGCATGAACTTTTCTGCCGCAGACTTCCAGGGCACCAGGGGGCGAAAGAAGTGGTATCCACCGCGATACACCCGATCATGTGCCGCTTTCCATTGCTCCTTGAATACACTGTCCTCCACAGTGCCCTCGCTGACCTTGATGAAGGCATATTTCCAATCATGATTGGGCCAGTCCAGGACTGCATCCCAGTGAGAGTAGTCACCACCGAGTATCATTTCTTTTCTCCTGTTGTCGGATCTATTGGGGGAAGGATCAGCGTGGGAGAGCCTCCGTCCGCCTTCTCCTGGATACCGTTGCTTTCCTTGATTGCCTTCATCTTCTTGCTGATCGTCTTGAGCCTTTCCTGCGTGTCCTCGAATCGCGGAAGCCTGCGGAACGGTCTAGGAATGATGTTGTGCTCCGTGAGCTGCTGCTCCAGGCCAGTTGCATGGGTCTTCCAGTCTTCCTTGTCCTCCCGGCACTGCTGCATCTTCTGCTCCAGGATTGCATTCGCCAGGGCCAGCGGGCGCAGCTGCTCCAGCTCGATCTCCAGCTTGCTGCCCCGATCGATCTGCCGCTCATACTCGCGGACAACCCTGTCCCAGACCTTCTCGTCCTTCTCCTCCTCGATCTGGAGGGCCCGCATCTCCGTCTCTCGCTTGGCCTGGGCTTCCCGCTCGCGAATCTCGGCCCGCAGCTTGAGCCAATCGTACAGGCGCGGCGCAAAGTTGAGCACCGTGACGAAGATGACGGCGATGATCAGGCCTCCAAAGGTGACCGGAGTCTCCACGCCCATGCTAGCCTCTTCCAATCATGTTGATGAACGCGTCGACCACCTCCGGGTCAAAGGAGATGTTGCGTTCTTCGATGATGAATGCAATCGTCTGGGACTTCTCCCAGGACTTGCGGTAGGGACGGTCGCTGGTAAGGGCGTCGTAGACGTCCACCACTGCGAAGATGCGCGCCAGCAGGGGGATGTCCGTTCCCGCCAGTCCACGCGGGTAGCCCGTGCCGTTCCAGCGCTCGTGATGGCAGTAAGGCACGTCCACCGCATCCTTCAGGAAGGGGATGTTCTTGAGCATCTCGTATCCCAGCGTGGGGTGCATCTTCATGATCTCCCTTTCTTCCGGAGTCAGCTCGTCCTGCTTCAGCAGTACCGCATCCGGGATTCCCATCTTGCCAATGTCGTGCAGGGCTGCCCCGCGATTCAGATTGATGAAGTCCTTGCGGGGGATGTTCATCTCGATTGCGAGACGCAGGGAGAGGGTCGTGACCCTGTCGGTGTGCCCACTGGTGTAATGGTCTCTGAGCTCCATTGCTTTGCCCCAGGCCTCGATGACTGCATCGTAGGCTTCCTCGATCTTCAGCCTGGAGGCCAGCAGCTCCCCACCGTGCCGCAGCTCGCGCTTGATCGCCAGGGCCAACCTTTGCATCTTGTCCTTCGAGATGAAGTCCCTCGCGCCTTTCTTGAGGTAGGCGATGGCCTCGTTCTCGTCCACAATCCCGCTGACGATGATGATGGGGATCAGCGACCAACGCCGCAAGGCCAGATACTCGGTGGTCACCGACAGCACTCGCTCGGCGCTCAATGTCGGGAGTCGCACGTCGCAGATGATGACGTCCCAGGGATCGTCCAGCGCCAGCAGCAGGGCAGGCTCGTTCTCCACCCTGTGCCAGACTACATGCCATTCCTTCTTGAGCCATTCAACAATCAAATAGACGTCATCCGTGTTGTCTTCAACGATCAAGACTTGCAACTTGGATTTGCCGTTGGAGATTGCCATAGTTCCTTTCTGATTGCGGGGAACGTCCAGCTAAGGAACGCAAATGCAGACGTTACCCATCGTGTGGATCCGGGCCATGACACCAATGCCCAGCATAAAGAATGCTAGAAGTATACCGCAGAATAAATCGTGCTTCCTGCGCAGGAGGGACCAGGGCAGGAGGATGAGCGTAGCGGCCCACAGGCTCAGCTCAATGTCTTCCATACCGAACTCGAATATATTCATTCATTCTCCATTAGTATTCGTAAAACCCTTCACCGATAATGCTCCTGCCTGCGCCAAGACCCCAGTTGACGCTGCCTATCTTCAGAAACACCGCCTTGTTGGTGGCCAAGTTCCAGATGCCACGCCCAACATCGCCAGCGGTATCGCCAATGGTTGCCACGAATACCCCGTTTCCACCTATGCTGGCAAAGTTGATCGGTATTGCAACACTGATCTGCGTGCTAGCTGTCCCTCCAAGTTCAACAGTGGCTCGCAGTTTCCATTTCAATGTCTTCCCATTTGCACACCACTTGGCATAGTCGTAGGAATGAGAAACGATTGTCATGCTTCCGCTGGCAGTTGGGGCACCTGGAGCATACGTGAACCAATCTGGCCATTCCTCAGGATTGTCCGTGTAGCTTATGTATGTGTCCGTGATCGTTGCGGCTGCCATTGCATAGTCGGTGTTCGGGATGAGGTTGACCGTGGTCGTCCCTCCAAGATGGGAAGAGGAGCCGACCACGCCGAACTCGCGCCCACCGCCATCCTGATACCTGACTCGTGTCCCCTTTCGGTACGTGGAAGCCAAATCCCCCGACACCGTAAATGTATGATTACCTGTCCTTGTCCACGTTATCGAAACAGGTATCCACCCGTTGTTCAACGTGAACACAGTGTCAAGGACAG